CGCTTGCGCACACCTTCATCGTACTTAGAAAGCTCTTCGTCGGTTACATCCTTGGGGGCTTCTTCCATTGGCTTTCGGCCACGGTCCTGCTCAGGAGTGTCGTCAATAATCTCAACTTCAGGCTCAGTTTCTACAACCTTGGAGCCAGCACGAGATTGTTTTTCTTCCACCTCATCGGGGAAAGTAAATTCGGTTTTATCGAGTTCAGCCATAGTGCCTCCTTAAACGCGCTGAATGCCGCGAGGATCATCGACTGTTGCCTCGACAGAATCATCGTTAATGATCCGCCACTCGGTTCCGTGAATTTTCATTCGCGTTCCAGTGTTTGGGCGCACGATGATGAAATCACCTACCTTGCAGCTTGGGCCGCTGGGAAAGCGTTTTTCATCTTTAAACGCATCTGGGCCAACCTTCGCCACAAATAGTACGGATGACAGCAGTTCTTCATACTGCATTGTTTGGCTGGCTTTAAGTAGGCCGCCCTCATACTCTTCTTTGGCTTCTGGAAGCATGCACAGAAGGTGATAAGTGGCGGGTTCTGGAATCTGTGTGGCCTTATCCTCAACGGTTTTGTTGAGTAGGCCAGACAGATCAACCGCCTGAACATCAAAGTTAGTCGTCATTGTCGTCTTTCAGTTTACGCACGAGGTCGCCAATTTCACGCTGTGCGGTCTGGAGACCTCGGATGACTCCGCACAACTCCCGGTATTGGGCGTAGTCTTTCGACTGTCCCGCTACCAAAGCCTCTGAATGACTTTTGACATACTCCTCAATTTTCTTGTTGAGAAGCTCCAAAATTTTATTGTCCATTTTTAGTTCCCCGACGGTTTAGCAGTCGGTTTTGGTTGTTGAAAAGCACGTTCGGCATGGTTCAGTTTTTGCGCGTGAACCTGACCGCCGTGCGCCATTTTTTGTTGAACTTGAGCTTGCTGCATTGCAGCTTGCTGCTGGCCTTGAGCTTGCTGCTGTTGGGCCTGAGCTTGGGCTTGCTGCAAGGCTTGCTGCTTTGCCGCCATCTCCATGCCATGAGCTTCTTGCATTTGGGAGATTTCCATTTGCATTCTTTGAGCCGCCATCATTGGGTCTTGCCCGGATTTTTGAGCGGCCTCTTGAGCCTTAAGGCCAAGCTCTTCTGCGCGAATTTGCAGGTCGCCTTGGGCTTTCAGTTTCTTGATTTCCACTTCTTGCATCTTGATCTGCAACTCTTGTTGTTGCATCTGAATCATTGGGTCTTGCGCCTGCTGCTGGGCTTGCTGTTGAGCAACCTGACCCTTGCTCTGCGCCAGCACTTGCTGAGATGCTTGAGCCACAAGACGGGACAACTGCACCTCAACATCCTCTGGCAAGTCTTCATCAGGCTTAGGCATAGGTACACCCAACTGCTCTTCAACCTTCTTGCGGTAGGAGAATGCCAAGTGCTCTGAGACGTGAGCCATGATCTCGGCTTGCATCTTTTGGGCTTGTGGGTTCTGCCCAATCTGCGCTGCCATCAACGGGTCTTGCATCAAAGCCATATGAACTGCAATGTGAGCATCGTGGTCTTGGTAGATGAACGCCTTGGTGGGTTTTCCATTCAAGAAGGCCATGTTCTCGCTCACCGGATCGCGTGGCTTCATGTCGTCTTCAATCGGGACGAGCTTGTCTGCGTTCTTGATTCCCAACACCTCAATCATCTGACGGTGCAACTGCGGCAGGTCATAAATCTGAGGAGCTTGTGCGGCTAACTGGATTACAGCTTGGTACTGCATGATCCGTTGGGCCATGGTCGAGCTGTTGGGGTCCGACACTGGAATAACTTCCACCATGTCGTAGTCTTCCCGCTTAGCCATGCGGTCGCCGCCTTGTGGCTCGTACTCGTATTCACTCGGGGTGTTGTCCCGAATGATTTCCTTGAGCAGTTTGAATTCCTGCTTCATGGCGTAGTGGACACGCGCTTGGACGGCGCTCATTGTTTTGAGCTGTCGCTCGAGCAATGCCAAGGTCGTACCAACAGGAGAGTTAGCGCTCATGTCGCTGATGTTCATGTCAGCGATAGAACCGAGACGACGGCCTTCTTCTGTGATGCGGTCCAGCAACGCAGCCAGAACCTGCGATGGCTCTTTATATGGCAACGGCATGATGTTATCGCGCACCGTGCCACCGGGCACATCTACATCTCGCCACTCACCCGGAGCAATTGGGGTGTCATCCCCTTTGATCCTCAAGCCGCGTGACTTCAAACCACCGGGCAAGTTGGACAGGGTTCCTGCGTCTACCAGTTGGCGAATCAAGGATGTGCCTGCACGGGCATAGCCGCCGATCAGGTGGATGTAACCAAAACCATAAGCGCCGAATCCGGGCACGTAGTCATATTGAACAAAATGCTGGCGCTTGAGTTTCTTGGGATCGCTCTCGTTCCAGTTTCTGTACACCGACAAAACTTTGTTTGTGCCCTTGTCGATGGTCACAATGTAAGGAAGAGCAATTTCATCCTCATCCTCGTAACCCGGCATGTCGTAGTCCACTTGAATCTCAAGGAACTGATAACGCTCATCATCTGTTACTGAGTAGCCCTGCTCCTCGGCTTTCTTCTTCTCCACATCGTTGTGGATCATGACGGGCTCACCCAACTCCACATCACGGTAGAAGCCTGCGACCTGAAGCTTGCGAACATCGTTCTTGGTCTTGCGCATCACATGGGTCACTCGTTCTGCGGAGCGAGCACCAGAGGAGCCATAGGGGATAACGATGTCTTCAGCAGGACAGAAGATAGATACCTGACGGCCAAGGCTTGGATCGAAGTAAACCTTCTTGAAGGCGGAGCCAGCCAGCCCCAAGTTGAACAGCATGCGCTCATGCTCTGGGCGGTACTCAGGCATTCCGTCAACCAACTGGAAGTTCATGTCGGCACGAACGCGCTCGGCGGCATCTTCCTTGAGTTTGTCAATTGCGCCAATGATCTGCGTCTTGACGGGGCCTTGCGCGGGGAAGGTCTCAATAATGGTCTCTGACTGGAACCTCACTGCGGCTTCAGTCAACAGGGTAGAGAAAACTCCGCAAGCTCCAGTCCAAGGCTCGGTGCGCTCCTCATACTTCATGCCAAGAACCTCAAGGCCCCTGACATACATCTCTACCCAGTCCTTGCGAGAAGCGATGTCGGACTCAACCTCGCCAACCAAATCAGAGCCCAGCTTCTCGAGCTCGCCCTCATCCATGAATTCAGCCAAGTTGGCATCAAAATCAGGCTCATCATCTTCTGGCATCAGATCAATGGCAATGCCATCAATCCCAATTTCAAGACCTTCCGGGTCTTCAATCATGATCTCAACCGCAGGGGTGTCGTCCTGCACAATGTCTGAGAAATCAAGACCCTCTGGGGCCTGTGCGAGGGATGAAACCATGCTGCTCGTTGCCATATTTGATCCTAATAGAATGCGGCTCTACGCCGAAAGGACAAAGGTTCGTCCTGCTCGTCGGATTCTAGTCTCAAGAACCCGCCTTGTCGAAATCTGGTGATAGCCATAACAGCCGTGTCAGCCAAGTCATCGTGGGCCGCGTTAGGGAAAGCCGCCATCTGATCAATCACTTCTCTGGCCCATCTAGTATCCGGTGCCCACACCTTGCCAGCTTGGAAAATAGCAGACACCGTATTCATCCGGGCGATCTTGTCGTTCGACTGCTGACGTGTACCCCGACTTGGGGTGTACCCCCGAATAAAGATGTCGGCCTGCTGGTTCAACTCTTGGATCAATGATGCCCCTGCAGCCTTAGCTTCAATGATGCAGTCATCTGGCTCCCACTCAAGATAGTGCGCCCGAGCTTTTTCCTTGAGCTCGGGAAACTCCATCCGCTTTTGAAAAGCATCCAGCAAGATAATGTTTGCGTTGTTCGGGTCCTCATCCATATAGAACACACCCCAAGTGGTGCAGGCCGAATAGTCCGACCGCTCGTTTTTCGTAAACGCCGTGTCCCATGCTTGGATGATGAACTCACACCTCGGTGGATCATCCCTCTCCCAGATTTTCCACCAGTCGCGCTTAACAATAGCACCCTCTTCGCCAGTTGGCTGCTGCTGGTACTGCGCATTCCACTTGGCCGGAGCCAGTTCTTCCTTCAGCGCCTCAAGGAGTTCAAGGGACCAGAACTCAGGCCATAAGGGATTACCAGAGGGAAGAATGGCCGGGAACTCAATCACTCTCCATTCGTCCGTCTTGTTTCTCTCGCCCGCTTCCTTCAAAACTCTCCCAATGAGGTCATTCTCACTCCAGCGGGTCGCAATAATGATGATCGCCCCATTAGGCTGAAGTCGCTGACGCGGGCCAGAGGTGTACCACTCATACGCCTTGTCATATATAGAAGGGTCATGCGCCGCTAAGGTCGCCTCCCCTTCAGTATGAGGATCATCAATGATGACCAGATCGGCCCCCCGGCCAGTCATCGTTCCACCTACGCCAATAGCAAAGTATTCCCCCACCTCATTTACAGCCCACCGGCCAGCCGACTTCGAGTCCTGCCGAATATTCGTGCTCGGAAACACCTCGTGGTACTGCTCACTCATCACCAAGTTCCTGACCTTACGTCCGAAACCAACGGCCAGTTCGCCCGTGTTCGACGCCTGCATCACCTTCTTGTCAGGAAACTTCCCAAGAAACCACGCCGGTAGCATATAAGAACCAAACTCAGACTTTGTATGACGCGGCGGCATGGAAATTGCTAGGCGCTTTAACTTTCCCGAGGCAATGTCCTCGAACGCCTTAGCCACAACCGCATGATGCCGCCCATGGATAAACCCCGGCCACATCTTCCGTACAAAAGCCATAAATGACGCCTGACACTTCTCCCTCTCCACCGCAGCCTTGTACTCAGCCACCTGCTCCATCAGCTTCTCCTGCTCATGAATCGGCAACTGCGCTATCAACGCCTCCAAGTTCTCGTTCACTCAAGCTCCTTTAAGTTCTTGTAATTCACCCAAGCCGGACGTATCGTCCTTCCCACCCCATCTATCTTCTTCACCACCCCCAACTTCACCAACCTCTCCACAATCTTCACCGTACTCCCCATCCCCATCTTCCCCCTCACATACGCTATATCCCGTATGGTCGGCGAAAACCCATACTTCTTCCACCACTCATCAATCACCATAAACACCTCCTTCTGCGCCGGACTCATACCCATCTCCATACACTCATCCCTCGTAGGATCGCTACGCCGAATTTTCATGTCCCTGTGGATAACTTTTTTTACGCAACCTCCACAAATAGGTTGCCGCGTTGTTTTCGTAATCATCTGGCCATTCCAACTAGAACTATTTATCTCATCACGTTTTTCGTGGGACTGCCTATTTTTTAAGCAATATACCCCCCGGGGGTCAGCTTTCCAACGATGACGGGGGGGTCTCCTGTGTGGAGGGGGGTGGGTCTAGTTCGTGTGGAATAGATGGTTGTTCATGTGGAATGGAAGAAGGCAGAGATTGTTCGTGTGGAATAGTATGCGTATATGCGTGGGACTCCTCATCACCAGCTTGGGGGGTCGGGGATGGGTGGGTGTCGCTGCCGGCCAATTCTCGCATCAGGTCATCCGCCTGAGCATCGATGACGTGAGCATCGATTGCGCTGGCATTGCTCAGTGCTTTGAGCTGAGCCATGATCGAAGCGCGTGCATCCTCAGAGCTTGTGATGGTGCGAACTTCTTTGCGCTCAGTGAAGGCCGCGACTTCTGTAACGGTGCCCAAGACCTTAGCCGCTGCCGTGATTTGACCGGGTTTTGACTCAGGGTCAGTGATCACGCCGACTAGGGATTGAATGACCAAAGCACGCAAGGCCGAAGGGGTTTGATATTCCTGAGCCTTAATCGCCAGTTGCAGCGCTTCGATCTCGTTGGTTATCCGTTGGTCTCTGGTCAATTGATACGGCTCACGTTGCAGAGTGTTCTTCGACTTCACGTTGTAAGCCTTCCGATATGCCCCGGCTTTTGTCTCACCCTTAGCCACTTCTAAGCAGAACTTCTTTTGTTTCCCGGTAAGTTCCCTTGAAACGCTCTTACCCAAGATGTGAGAGACGGGGACAGAGTTGAGCCCTTCGGTTATCTGAGCCCGGGTTAACTTGGCTGGGTTGTTAGATGTTTTCATAGGTGCGATTGTAGGAGAACAGCACGAGAGCCGCTACCGCTTCGCTTTAAACAAGCCCGCGACCACCTCACGCGACCGACAGCGCCACCCGGTCAACTTACCCGACAGCAGGCAAGCACCACCGACACGGCAGGCATCAGCGCACCGCGTCACCCCATAGCCCGAGACTATCAAGCCCGAAAACCGATTAAAAAATACTCGACACAAAAAACACAAATAAGCGCCCTGCCCCCTTCGCACGCACCCCGGAACCTAAGAGAATATCAATCAGGCAGGAATGACCCTGACCTAACACACAGGAGCAAACACCATGCAATCACTCCCCACAGCACTGACCACCGCCCAGCTCGAAGGCATTTTGTCGGCACTGGCAGCAATGCCAAGCGCCACAGTAAACCGCCACCCCGACATCATCACAGTGACAGCCACCCGCAAGAAAACGGGCGAGACCGTTAAGGTTTTAAGCGCAGCCACCACCAACGGCCAGCAATGGCACGTTATGACAGCCCCCGGACTTATCACCACCACCACCACGAAAGCCACAGCATGAAAAACGCATACACAAACAATGGTTACACCGACCGCGCCGACTATCTCGAAACATTGTGCGAGGACTACCCGCCCGAGGTTGTCCACACGCTCGCCGACCTACTAGGACCCGATGAAGACTTTGATGGACTGGTAACAAGCCTCGAAGACTTCGCCGAAGGATATTGACCAACCCAGCCCGGACACAGAGCCGGGCACCACAGGAACCCACCACATGACCACAGCCGACCATATCCGCACCATAGCCGCCCGCCTTATCGGTTACCAGACCCAAGGCCACGGATTCACCAAAATACACCACAGCCTGACCCTAAAAAATGCTTTGCAATGGGCGCACTGTTACGACCGCGCCACCGTGACCCGCCGGGGCCGATTTATTGCCAGCACCACCACCAAAGGAGCCTGAAACATGCCGCACGATTTCCCCGCCACGCCAGCCGCCGCCCTTGTTTATCTGGTTTTCTTTACCGACAGCGACAGCGCATGCCTTGAAGCATATGCAGACAAGGACCACGCCGAACGCGCCGCAGCACATTACAAGCGCCGGGGTTTTGCAGATACCCGCATAGACGCCCGAGCCATTCGCGGAGAAACATTTTTAACCATGATTGGAGCCTGAACCATGATAACCAGCACCGACCACGCAGGCCGAGCCTGCACCCTCACCCACAACGGCCAGCCAGTGAGCCCCGGTGAAATACTGGAGGATTTCCGGGGAGACCAGTACCGGGTAACCGGGGGCCAAGCCCCGCACAAACCCAGCAGCAGCGGAAAGATTTACACGGACGGGGGCAACTACTACCCCGCCGTTTTCGGATGCAAGTGGACCCCCAGCAACTAACCAACCAACAGGAACCAACACCATGAAACCCCAAGACCTTCAAACACTCGCAGCCGCAGCCCTCATGCCCGCAGGTTTTCGCCACCACGACAGCGCAGAGCCAGCCGAGCCCGCAGCAGTCACCGCAGCCCACGCCCTCGCCCTCAAAGTGGACGAGCTGGGCCAGCTTCACGCCGCCATTGCCAAACTGAAAAAAGACGCCGACCAGATCCGCACCGAGCTGGAGGATGCAGGCCTAGAGAACATCGACGGCCAACTGTACCGGGTGAACTTTGCCCAATGCGCCGGGAAGACCCTCACCGACTGGCAAGCCATCGCAAAGCGCCTGAAGGCCAGCCGCCAGCTTATCGCAGCACACACCACCACGGGCGAAGCCAGCACCCGGATGACAGTTAAAGCACGCCAAACACACTAAGGAGCACACACCATGGGCACGACTTGTTATCTCATAAACACCAGCCAGACCACCAAAGCCACCATTGAACGCGACCAAAGCCAGCAATATATCGCAGGAGTTAAGCACGGGTTTGCCTTCGATTATCTGACCATGAAAGGGTCAACAGGTTACGGAATCATGCACCGCCAAGACAAGGACACGGGCGAAAAAATCCATTTTGGCATTGTGTTCAAAACCAGCAGACACAAAACCGAACATTGGGGAATGTCTGAATTTTGCATAAAGGAAATTGATGAATCCATGGGGCCTTATCAAACGAACGCACCCGCCAAAATGCTCGACATGCTCGACAAGTTGGCACCAAACCCCACAGGCCACGCCGCCCAATGGCGCACCGCATGCCGGGAAACAATCGCACGCAAAAAGGCACCAGCAGCCAAGCCAGCAGCAGGCCAGCGCGTGACCTACAACGGCACCGCCTACACACTGAGCCACCCAGCAGGCCCCCGGAAGGGATGGATTGTCCACAGTGACACGGGCGCACGCTACAGGATGAACGCCCGACAAGTGAGCCAAGCGCTAAACGCGCCACCCCCAGCGCCGCCAGAGCCACCCCGCAGCAAAGAGCAGACACCCGAGCAGTTTTTCCGAGACCATTTTCAATTCATCCATGTGAAAGACCCAGCATGAACCGCCAGCACCCAAAAACTTTAATCGGCAAGTCTGAATTTTACGGACTTGACCACCGCCAGCACTTCACCATGAACCCAGCCACACCGCACCCGGACAGCGACAGCGACCCCCAACCCATGCCACTGGCCGAGGCAATAGCCTTCGCCCTTCGGATTCTTAAAGACCCGACCGCTACCCAATGGCAGCGCCAAAAGGCAGCGGATGAACTGCAATACAGCCACGACACACAGGACGACACACAATGAAATATCACTTCATTCAAGCCAGCAGCAACAGGAAAACCGGGCCAATCCCCCAGACCTACACCAGCCGCGAATCGTGCCCGCCCTCATGCTCACATTACCGCAGCTCATGCTATGCCGAGGATTTTTACACCCGCCTGACATGGGACAAAGTACCAGCACGCGGCACCGACTTGGAGGGTTTGATTAAAGCAATCAACAGATTACCCAAGGGTCAATTATGGCGCCACAATGTAGCCGGGGACTTGCCCGGAGACGGGGAAACAATCGACGCCTACGCACTGGGGCAGATAGTCAAAGCCAACAGAGGCCGCGCCGGGTTTACCTACACCCACAAGCACAGCCCGGACGCTATCACATGGGCAGGCCACGCGACCCGCTGTGGCTTTACCGTGAACTTAAGCGCCGACGATGTAGCGCAGGCCGACCAGCTCGCCGCCCATGGTCTCCCCGTGGTTGTTGTTGTCCCCATGGACACCCCAAAGCACAGCCAGACGCCCGAAGGCCGCCCGGTGTTGGTTTGCCCCGCACAAACCACCGATTACATGACGTGCGCACTGTGCGCACTGTGCCAACGCGCCGACCGCCGCCAGATTATCGGATTCAGAGCCCACGGCACCAAAGCCAAGCAGGCCGACCGTATCGCCCGCCGGGTAATCCCCATCGCCGCAGCCTGACAGCGCCAGCGCCAGCCCTTCGCGGAGGGTTGTCGCGGGAATTGTCCCGACCACAGGAGATTTAAAACATGATCACAAATCAAGAATACATCGACAACTACGGCACTCAATGCCCGCATTGTGGAAGCACGAATTTATCGGGCGACCATGTACAAATTGACGCGGGAAGCGCATGGCAAGACATTACATGTGACGACTGCGGAAAAGACTGGCAGGACACCTACACCCTGACAGGTTTTGCAGACACCAACAAATAAACCCACAGGAGCCCCAACAATGAAAAACCCAGAAGCCCACTATATCAACGCGGGCGCACGCTATGAGCACGCCCGGACCCCCGGACAGGTAGCAGCAGCCAGTCAGATAATCCGCACCCTACTGGAGGCAGAAAAGCCGCACGACCAGACCGAAGCCCGCCACCTAATCGAACGAGGCAGGCAGGAGGCCCGGAGAGCATGACGCCCCAGCCATGGCCGTTTCCACCGCCCGGAGGCCCGACACCATGGACCCCGGAGCAGGTGCGCGACTACCAGCGCCAGCAGGAGGAGCGAGCCCGAGAAGCCGCCCCGCCCGCGCCGTGGTGACCCCCGCCGGGGTTAATTGCGAGACAGCGGCCTCGACCATATTTGCGAGAGAGTTGCCCCCATGATTGCGAGACAAATGCCAAACCAAAACCACCCACTGACACGCGCCTACATGCTGGGCGCACGAGCCACCAGCCACACATCCATGAGTGAGGCCATGCGCCTTATCCATGCTTGCGAGAGAGCTGCCGACCGACTAACCATTGACCAGTGCAAGCTGGCCGCTGAAATACTTATTGAAAGGAAGATGCCATGAACGAAACCGAACGAGTCCTTGCCATGCTGGAAGCCGGGAATCTCGGCATGCCGTCTCGCGCTGCGCAAGTTATCCGCACGCTTGCTGCCGAAAACAGCCTGATGAAATCCACCATTGCGAGGGTAGAGCGCCACTTGGACTTCGCCAGTCGCTGCAAAATGAAGCCAGACCCAAACACCTTGATGGCGTATTTTGATGATATGGCTGAACAGCAAAACAGACTGACAACAAGGAGCGAGACATGAACTGCTGCAACGAATACGGCGACTGCCGCCAAGGGCGAGACTGCCCTGCCCGTAAGGTCTACACCGGACCCGCCAAGCCCATCCCCACGTACACCGAGCCGATAACCGACAAGGGTGAGCGCGTAATCTTTTTGCTGTTGGCTATTGTGGCCGCAGTGTTTCTTTACTTGGAGTAAATCATGAAAATCAAAACATCAGAACTGACAGGCGCTGCCCTTGATTGGGCGGTGACCAAGTGTGAGACAGGGCAACCACTAGACCGTAACGGCCCGTTTATTGTGGCGTTTAAATACTCAACCGACTGGTCACAAGGTGGGCCGATCATTGAGCGTGAGGAAATCAGCACTGCAAAGCTAGAAGAAACCTTACCTGATGCCATGGCCCCGCATCCTGCGTGTTGGTCTGGACATGTAGACGGCATTTTTGTTCGTTATGGCCCCACACCCCTAATCGCCGCCATGCGGTGCTACGTTGCATCCAAGCTGGGCGATGAAGTCGATGTTCCGGAGGAGCTATGCCCAGCTACCGCATGACCATCGAAAGAACCGTGCGCTTTCAGCTTGATCTCGAGGCAGATGACCGCCTTGACGCCCTCAGAAAAGTCACTGAAATGGCATTGGATTATGATGACCGAGACCTAAAGGAAACCCGTGTCATATCTGTCCAAGAACCCACAAAGCCTGTTCAGCATCCATTTGATTGAGGGGCCTGATGGCCGTGTGTCTGCCCTTGCGGAGTGGGTAGGCCACGGTCCAAACGTGCTCGACATTGGGTTTGAAATTATGCAGAAGTTGGAGTTGGCAGCCCGAGCGCACCCCGAGCGCCTAGCTGTACAACCTCTTACACATTGCGTTAACTACCAGTAATTGCGAGAGAAGTGGCCCGTTTTGTGCGGGCTTTCTCATTTGATCACCTTGCCAAGCGATTGAGACGCTTTGAAGAGTCCAACCCTCTGGTGGTAGTCGTTGAAGTCTTCACCTACGGTATCGCTCATCCAGTAAGGGAGGCCTGTCTTGATGGCAGTATTCTCGCCAGTCCCGCTGGCGTCGTGGTCCGCAACAACAAAGCCAGAAGGTAAGGTTGCTGCCACCTTGGCTAGATTTCCAGCGCTGAAGCATACGTGCAGGGTGTAGCGTCTTTTGAGCGCCTTTAAAGTCGCCCTTACAGAAAGTGCTGTCGCGTAACCCTCAACAAGAATGTGCGGTCCTTTATTATCAAATGTAAAAGTTGAGCCAGACGTGCGCTGACCGAACAAGAACTTCTTCTCACCGTCCTCCCTGATGATCTGGCAGCCGACAAGGTGGTGGCCTACGCGCATAGGGATGACAAGCAGCAGGCCGTCATCAGTCTTCCACACGTTGCCCTGCTCTTCCTTGAAGCCTTTGCGCTCGAGGTACGGATGAAAGCCGATCTGGCACTGGTTCAGGATGGACGCAGCCTTGCGAGCGGCCTCTTGCTGCTTCTCGCGAATGTCACGCGCAGCAGCCTCGACAGCCTTGCGTGCCTTGTTGGGGTCCATCACTGAGTCACCGTCTGCATGCCAGACTTCGATCTCCGTCATGGTGGCATGGTTCTGAATAAATGCGTGCGTGCCCATGTACTTCACGGCCCCGTTACGGTGCGTGGGCTTGTCCTCTGTGGGGTAGCGCTTCCACACGCCGATGGGTGGCTCTCTGTCCACGATCACGCCATGGATGCGGCAAAAGTCAAGCAGGTGCATGGTCATCGCTTCCCCTTCAGGTAACGTATCAGAGCAGCCTTCACCGCCTTGTTGAACTCTACGCTCGGGGCTTGCGGCGTTTCAGCCAGACCCTTGGGCCAGACGCCATACTTGTCTTTGTAGGTGTGGGCTGCTCTGCCTGCGCTCCATCCGTGGTACTTGACCATGTATTGGCACATGCTGTACCAGTCTTGCTTGCTTTCCCGAGAGGCCGCTGCTTTCAGCTCCTCCATTTCTCCCGGCACTGACTCCACCATGCTGCGCTTCTCGCGGGTATAGCCGCAGTGAATGCAAGTGTCTGACCCTCCGGCCCACAAGTGTCCGCACTTGGGGCACTTGGCCGCTTCCTTCTCCTTGTCGGTCTTTTCCTTCTTGGTCTTCTCGCGAGCGTCATCCAACTCATGCACGCCGTTGTTGTAAATCTCTTCCCAGTCCTCTTGGAACCTGATGTAGTTGCCTGCATGGTCAAGCCACACCGCGAACTCCTTGTCAGGGTAGCCGCGCATCACGCGACCCATCTGCTGGACGTGAGATGACAGCGACTTACTGAATGGCCGAGCACTTACGCCGATCATCACGTCAGGAACGTCAAAGCCCTTGGTCAAGATGTCGGTGGCGATCAGGCCATGAATCTCCGTGTCGGGCTTGCTGAAGTCTTCGATGACATCGCGCTTGAACTCGTCATCATCCTTGTAGGAAATGCTGATGAAGTTGTAGCCCTGCTCTGCGAACTTCTTGGACAGGTCTGCACCGTGCTCCACGCCTGAACAGAAGATGATGGTCTTGCGAGGGCGACCGAATATCTCGTGCGTCTTCTTGATCCACTCAGACACAATGTCGCCAGTGATCTGCATGCCGCGCTTCGTTGACTCCGCCTGACTCCACTCGCCGGCCACCTTCTTGGCACCAGTCATGTCGATCTCTTTGGCGACGAATACACGCAGAGGGCACAGCACTTTCTGGTCCACCAACTCCTTGGTTGTGACCGTGCTGACAACGCTCTCGTACACATTGCCCAAGCCCTTGGTGAAGGGTGATGCACTCAGGCCAATGACCTTGATGTCAGGGTTGTTCTTGATGAACTCGATGGTCTGCTTGCGCATGGCGTGCGCTTCGTCAACGATCATCAGCGTCAGGCCCGGAAAGGAGCCGCGCTTCTCGAGCGTCTGGGCTGAGCACACTTGGATGTTCTCGTATGGCCTGTAACGCCAGTGGCCTGACTGCAGCACGCCGTGCTCGATCTTGTACTTCTCAAGGCGCTGGCTTGTCTGATCGCACAAGATGATGCGGTCCAAAATCATGGCTGCACGATTCCCCTTCTTGTGGGTTGCATCCAGTAGCGCAATCGCCATCTCAGTTTTTCCGCCACCAGTCGGGCTATAAAGCATCTGCGCTTTGTAGCCAGCAGCAAAGCCTCTCCTTAGTCCATCCAAAGTATCGTTCTGGTATTTGCGCAACTCAAGCATTTTTGTACCTCTTGTTGTTGACAATCTTGGATATGGTCTGATGCACCACACCGTATTGATTGGCAAGCTCTTTTTGCTTTGCGCCGTGCGAGTACATGAGCCTTATTTCTGAGGCTTGTTTTTCTGTGAGTTTTGAGCCGGGATGCGCCGACCCGACAACGTGAGGGTTGCGTGGTGGCTTGCTGTTGCGCCCCTTCTTTACCATGTCATCCACGTTGTCTTGGTTTGTACCGAGGAAAAGGTGGCTTGGATTGCAGCAAGATGGAACATCGCACTCATGGCAAACAAACATGCCGCTTGGTATTTCTCCGTGGAAGTGCTTGTAGGTTATGTGGTGCGCCCTGTCATTTGGCATGCCTCTACCGCCCGTGCCAACGATGCCATATCCAAACTCGTTGGATGCGCCTGTAAAAATCCAGCACCCAGAAAATGGGATGCGGACAACCTTGTCAAGGACTCTTTCGATGACGGGCTTCATGCTTCCTCCGCATCAAGCCACACGGCCTTGCACATTACTTCGCCAAAATCTTCTGGCATCGGACCGCCGTTCATTCTTTGCACGCTGTACAGCGCAGCCCACAAGCGATCCACTGAGTCCTTTGTCCACTCATGCTGAAGAACCGTCTCAAGTTGCAGCATGGCAAACTGTCTAAGCTCATCATTCGTCATAAAAATCCTTTCAAGTGGTGCCAGTCTAAAAAATCAAACTGACGCCACCCTTACAACTGCCAGCACACATGCCCGCTGGCTTGGGCAATGATCACTCAGCCTTCTTGAGTTGACGTTGCAACATTTTGATTTGGGACTTCATTTGATTGTTCTCTGACTGGTACTGATCACGGCTTTGCTTGACCGCGTTCAGCTCTATCTTGGTGATGCGCAGCTCCTCACGCAGCTCATCAATCAGGCTTGTAGCGGCTTGCTTTTCTTCTGGTGATGCGTCCATGGCTACGACTGCAACACGGGCCTTCAGCTCTTCATTCTCGGCCAACAGCATGTCGATGGCTTCTTGGTTCTGATCGTCCTGCGGTGGCGTGACCTCGGGACCTTTGAGTTCCGGCTCTTTCGGTGCGCGGCCCGCAGCCTTCTTCTTCTCCATCACCTTACCGCTTGGTGTTTTGTACTTCACCGTATCGCCCGTGTCTTTGCCAACGCCCTTGCGCAGTTCAGACACGAACGATGGGGACACATGGCAGTGCTTGGCGATCTGGCCGTTAGCCATACCCTCCCATTCAAAGTCATCCAACAGCGTCATCACCGCCTTGCGCTTGTCTGCATGGGTGCGGCGCATGCCGTGGTCGGTGTTCACGCCTGTTGAATGGAATACGGCGTCCCTCAGTGTGCCCTGAACCACGCTACATAGGATGGATACCTTCTCTGCACGCTTGTGGGCCAGCAGTCGGTGATAGCCGTCCGTCAGGTAGTAGTTGATGCCATCAAAATAAACCAACACAGGAGGGAAGTCAGCGCCAGCAGCAATGGCATCTGCATACTCCGATACCGTCTCCTCATTGATCTCTGTTCTCGACTGCAGGCGCTCGTCCATTACGAGAGCGCCGATGTTCATGACTTTGTTCATTTGCTTTCCTTCATTGTCCAACCCAAAAGAAACCAACGCCAGTAGGTCTGGATGTTGATGTTGTCGTACTTCTCGCCATCCCAACCGGGGGCTCGTTTGCCCTTAGTCATGAGGATGGCCTCGAACTGCTTTCGCGCTTCGTGCATGTTGCACCTCCTATAAAAAATTGATCTTTGATGACTTGCTGCGGATCATGTCCGTCACCCGCTTGATGTGCTTTTCGTACACGCTGCGAGCCACCGAGGTCCTCTGCAATTCGTGCCACTCAATGATTTCTTGAAAGCTCTGAAGGCCAAGTGCCGTAGAGCCCATCCTTCCGAGGCGCTTAAACCGCTCATGCGCGTCCAGCAGGTGCATCTCAGCGATCTTGCAATGCACCATGACCTCCGGGCCAATGTCGGCTTCGGCCATGCTCTCAGCTAGGCAAACCACTGCGTTGATGTTGTTCCAGTCTTGCTTGGTAGCAGAGCCATTCCTAAATGCCTCCATGCTGCCGTTCTCTTTCTTGCGCAGGATGTCTAGGCTCTCCTCGTCCGTAATGGATGCCCCCACCATGGCGTGCATGATCGGATTGATGCCCGTGTCCCATATTTTTCTTCGTGTTTGTTTGCGCATGACTCCATCATACACACTTCTGCATTTCTTTGCAATAAACTGTTGCAAATTATTTTAAACTGCACTAAACTACAGTCTTGGCAACCAATTCGCGGAGGTTGCCACAACACAGGAGAGGACGTATGACCAACTGCAGACAACACATGTGGGAGCCTGTTGAGGGCCAACCTTTGTACAAGTGCGCCCGATGCGGCGCTTTTCTGAGGATCATCAAATGAAAGAAGAATGGCTATTTCCGAACGCAGTTGTTCCGGTAGACGTTGAAACGACAGCCGCGCTGGTGGCTGAGATACACAGGCTGATTGACGTTGTGGGCGGCTTGGTATTGAAGCAAGGCCCAGATTATGAGCGCGGGTTTGTTGACGGTATGCAAAAGCAATCGCAGTCAAGCGTGGACAAGGCGGTGAACGCAATGGCACAGCGGCAATGGGTTGGGCTGACGGTGCTAGAACAGGCGGATTGTTTTGCAAACACTGAAGATGCCACCGAGTTTTATCACGCCATCGAAGCCAAACTCAAGTTGAAGAACACCGCAGCACAGCCAGCCGTCCCTGATGCCTTTGGAACTCGTGAGGGTGAGCATCCCCAATATGTGCAGGGATTTAACGATTGCAGAGCAGAGATGCTGAAAGGAATGAAATGAAAACCACGATAGACATGGCCCGTGAGGCTGGCTTTGATGTGGTTGTACAAATTAATGCTGTAGATGGAAGCATTGCACACCTCACAGCATTTGCTGCCCTTGTCCGTGCTGATGAGCGTGAGGCGTGTGCAAAGGAGGCCGACAAGTGGAGTAGGCGTGACGATGACGTTGGTGCATTTATTGGCAAATCTATCCGAGCAAGGGGGAACACATGATTGCATGGCTAAAGAAAAAATGGTGCGCCAAGTTCGGCCACAACTACGAGAGCAACCCCGCCGGAGCAATTGTCTGCACCAGATGCGGCCACATTCTCGCGGAGTCTCGCTCAGAGTTCTTGCGGTCGCTGCTGCCAGAGATTCAAAAGATTTTTGGAATTGAGTACGCCAAATACACCAAGGAGAAACCATGATTGACGTATATCCAACCCGCATAGAGGCCGTAGACGAGGACAAAAATGTCCTGTTCGTGCTTCAAATGGAAGACGCCCAGTGCTGCACCATGCACATCAAGAGCCCCATCCTGCTGAGCAATGGAAACCTAGAGCAAGTGCTGACCGCCGTGCGCCGGGCGGTGCAGATGCTTGGACTGGAGGACTGAGCCGCTACGCTCCGAGAAGCCCGCCACAGTGCGGGTTTTTTTACGACCAAAAATTCCGTCAGCTCAAAAAAGTTTAGGCCATTGCTACGCCGGGTGACTGGGGACCCCGTATCCGAGGCATCTAGTCACCGTACCCACCACAGCCGCGCTTCTGTCGGCTCTGTAGCTGGCTGGCATCCATCGCTGGGTAGCCCGTCATAAACGACTGTTTCATCGGGAGGAGTGCTGTAGCCGTCACCGTTATCACTCATGCCTGCGCCAGTACCACAGTTAGTCTGGCACGCCCCCGTTGGTCTTGCGGAGACGATAGTCTTTACTGGGTGCCGGAGATTTCTGCCGCATAAGCTAACGCGCCCTGACGGCTGGACGTGAAACGGGCATGAAAAAAGCCGTTAGTTCAGACCCCGGTGGAACCCGCATGCTGGCTTTATGGGCCAACACACGGCACCCCAAAGGGGTCGGAGTCTGAACTAACGGCTTTCACTTACTTGGAGTTCCACGTCCTAGCGGCTCCAGTATATCAACAAAGGGGAACAGGGTGCAACAACTTTGTCCACGGAGGTCCATTAAGGTACGTCTCGGCGGGTTTAAAAGCGACACGGTGTCGTATTTGGGCAAAAAAACCCCACGTCTGAGGTGGGGTAAGTTCACTCAAGGAGAAACACCATGAAACACGCCTGCAGTTTAGCCGCAGGTGCGCAGCAGTGCAATGGCCTCTTCCACACTGTTCACAATGTACAGGTCTGAGCCGGGCCACTCGTCGTGGAACTTCTGCTCCGCGTCCGTCAGCCGGCGTGCCGATGGCGACTTAGCCCCGTCCTTCACCTCAATCAGCAGGGTCTCCCCACGGTAGCTCACCAGCAGGTCAAACAGCCCCTCGTCGTTGATCTGCTTGACGTAAGCACCCTCGGCACGCATAGCCTTGATGATGTCCTGCTCGTTGTCGTCGCGCCGCGCAGCTCGTCTCATAGGGTTTGTCCTAACGAAAATAATTTGAAAATATATTGTATCGGTTGTTGACGAACCTGATATATAGCAGATACAATCGAGTCCAATCTACCTGATGTATCTAGGCACGACCGGACAAGGATCGGCACGGAGAGGCGAGGCGGGGATTGGCTGGGGCTGTTAACAGCGGGATGGCTTTTGAGAAGAAGTCATTTCGGTGGCAACACCATTTGGACTGGTCTGCCACGGTGCGGCGGGGCGGGGTCGGGCATGGAAATTCTGGGTAAAACAAGGGCTGTTTACAGCGTTGTGAGCTTTTACTAAGAGCTCACCTCGGTGGCAACACCAATCGGACGGGTCGGGCAAGAAACGGCTAGGTTAGGAGTGGTGAGACCGGGTCTGGAATGGACCGGCAGGGGCTGTTAACAGTGGAAAGCATTTTCATAGAGTGCTTTTCGGTGGCAACACCAAACTGGCGTGGTTGTGGCTCGGAGCAGCGCGGTCAGGCTCGGTCGGCAAAGGCATGGCGAGGGCTGTTAACAGCGTTATGAATCTTTACAGAGGATTCATCTCGGTGGCAACACCAAGCGGCGCGTCGCGGAATGGCAAGGACGGGCTGGGCGCGGATGGGACGGGCTAGGGCTGATGTAGCGTTATGACACTTCAACGAGGTGTCATTTCGATGCAAAGCGTGCATCAATCAACCAAGGAAAACATCATGAAAACAATCGCAGTTCAATTGACAGGTAAGGCCCCTTTGCTCATGCACTCGGACCGTTTCGCAAACCCGCTTGACCCACTGGCAAAAGCTCACAAAGAGCTGACCAGCAAGCGCAAGAAAACAGACGACGATCACGTTGCCATCGCACGCAGTGAGTTCATTGGTGGCTGCTACTGGCGCAAAGACGTTGGCTTCTTTTTGCCGGCACAAAACCTTGATGCCTGCCTGATCGCCGCAGCCAAGCTGCAGAAGCTCGGCGTGAAATTTAAGCAGGGCGTACAGGTCTTGGAGGATGATCTTGTGTTTGCCGGTTACGAGAAGAAAACACCCGAGCAACTGTGGAGTGACCCCGAGTACATTGACTGCCGAGGCGTCAAGGTCGGCATGGCAAAGATCATGCGCTACCGCCCTATCTTGCGCAAGTGGTCACTGAACGCAACCATCGTTGTCAACGAGGAAGTGGTCAACGTCAACGAGGTAAAGAAGGCCGTACAAGATGCCGGCGCCCTGATTGGTCTGGGTGATTATCGGCCACGCTTTGGACGCTTCAACGTGGAGTTCATCTGATGCAGGAGACAACACTGTTCCCGGCTTGGAAACAGGCCGTCAAGATTCTGATTGATGAAGGCATAACCTACGGTAGCACCATCAGCAGAAAACGCATCGCCGAGCTTTGTAACGTCAAGCCGCCTGAAAGCATTGAGGATGTTCGTAGGCATGATCTCGAGCTCTTGCAATGCACATCAGAGATCAAGGACGTTCTACTGACGGCGCACTGCATGCTCTTGGTGTCCGACAACAAAGGCTCGTATGTGGTCATTGAGCCGGAGTCTCAAACCCAGTACGCAGTGGACACTGGCATCAAGGCGATTAGCCGAGAGATGAAGCGGATGGCAATGTCTGTCAGCTTCACCAAGTCTGAAATGCTCACCGATTCTGGCAGGGCAAAGAACGCAGACGCACAAGCAAAGATTTCAATGCTGGCAGGAATGATGAAGCTGAAAAACAGTGAGCTTCAAAACGCAATAGGAGGCAAAAATGACTGAAGACGAGCGCCACGAATCAATCGACATTCTCTTCGATGCAGTTCGTATTTCCAACAAGTTCGGACCACTGATCCTTGACGATGCAAACAACATCGGCGGCACAGCAGCCACCGCAGCAGCCGTGATGTTGACCCAGTACAGCACGGCAATGGGCATGAACCTGCACGACACAATGAGCTTGTTTATGGCCGTGTACAAGCAGACCATTGTTATGGAGCGCGAAGATGAAGCTGACCAATAACTTCGGCATGCCTGAGACGATCCTCAACGTGATCGCACGGCCACAGTACAGCAAGGGCAAAGCCAACATGTCTGTGACGGAGCTGCTCAACAGTCCACGGATTGTCCAGCTCAAGCGCAAGCATTGGAATGACCTGACAGAGGACGCAGCCGACATGGTGTGGTCCATCTTCGGCACGGCCATCCACAACATCTTGGAGCACGGCAAGGGCGATACCCACATCGTTGAAGAGCGTATTCACATTGAACTGGACGGCATGCACATCAGCGGCGCTATTGACCTGCAAGAGGTGGAGCCAGACGGCATCATCGTGTCGGACTACAAGACCGTCGGCGCGTGGTCGGTGCTTAACGAGAAGCAGGACTGGCACAACCAACTCAACAGCTACGCCTACCTTGTTGAAGCGGCCAAGAAGCTGCCCGTGATCAAGTTGCAGATCGTAGCCATCGTGCGCGACTGGAGCCGCAGGGACGCAGCAACACGCGAGGGCTACCCCAAAGCACCCATCGTGGTGATTGACATCCCTCTGTGGTCGTTTGAAGAACGCTTGGCCTATGTCCGCTCGCGCATCTCTTTGCATGGCGACGCGCTCTTCGAGATGGAGACTGACGGCGAGATGCCTGAATGCACACCCGAAGAGTGTTGGGAAAAGCCAACAATGTACGCCCTAAAGAAGGATGGCAACGTCCGGGCCAAGAGCGTCCACGAAACAAGCGAAGCAGCAGACACGGCTCTGGCTGCCGCAACAGAAAAAGCCAAGAAGGGCGAGAAGTTCCTGATCGAAGTTCGTGAGGGGGACCGCACTCGCTGTTCTAGCTTTTGCCAAGTGGCTGGCATGTGCAGCCAATATCAAAAGTATCTTTCTACCAAGCCAACTCAAGGAGAAATCTAATGGCAACTCGCATCTATATCGTTACCGGCCCCACAGGCACGCGCCTCATCAAAGCTGCAGCCCCATCGCAAGCTATCACCCATGTAGCCAAATCCGCATTCGACGCAAGAGTCGCATCGCAAGATGATCTGGTCCAAGCATTGAGCAACGGCGTCAAGGTGGAAACCTACGGCGATACAACTCAGTCTGAACTCGACATATAACGGGAGCACCCTATGGGCTGGATCATTGGCTTAACCTGCCTCGCGGCTTGGTTCAATCACATCTTCACTTGCTTCAGTGAGGGCCTATGGGGGTTTCTCATTGCTGGAGCTCTCATGTTCCCAATCGGCATCATCCACGGCGTATGGCTGTGGTTCAACTAAGGACTCATCATGAAAAAAGTAATCATCGCAATCGCACTGGCCGCAGCAGCAACAGCAACTTGGGCTGCTTGCACCACACACACAATCATGTCCAACGGAAGGATCGTCACATGCACGACCTGCTGTTATGGATCGAACTGCACTACCAACTGTTTTTAAGGACTCATCATGTTTATTTCAAAGGCAGAAAAAGAGGAAATCCAAATCAAAATCCGAGGACTTGAGGCGCGGATCAGGGATTTGGAGATCGAAGCCAATCGGACAAAAAACAAAGTATCAAACAAGCGTGCCGTTATCTTCAGAACAGACGACGCACCTTGGGGCTTCAAGAAAGACGGCAACCCACGCAAGCGCCCCGGTCGCCCACTGCAAGCCATGGAGATATCAGCATGAAGGTCAAAGACTTCTTCCAGACATTTGACGTTGACCCAATCAGCGCCAGTCCTTTTCACGGACCAATCACGCCAGAGTTGATTGAATTCATTCAGACGCGCAACGAAGAAAAGCGCAAGGCATCCATTGAGTTCCTTGGTAACAAGTGGCTCCTTCATCCGGACAACAGAGAGCAAAGAAAGGTATTCCAATGAAAGAAATCGCATCAGCATTGGTCAAAGCTCAGAAAGAGTTTGGCCCAGCACTCAAGACCAACACCAACCCGGCATTTCGCAGCAAATATGCGGACCTGTCTGCCTGCGTTGAGGCGGTCATTGACGCGCTAAATAACAACGACATCTTCATGATGCAGCCAACTCACGAATGCGACAACGGCGTGATTGTGGAGACTGTCTTTATCCACTCCTCTGGTGAGCAGATCAGCAGCGGCAAACTGCACGTCCCGGCCACCAAGCATGATGCACAGGGCTACGGCAGCGCACTGACTTACGCACGCCGGTACAGCTTGATGACGGCCTGCGGCATCGCCCCCGAGGATGATGACGGTAACAGCGCAGTCAAGCCCAAGGCAGCGCCAGCAAAGCCAGCCGCTACGCCACCAGCCAAGGCACCCATCAAGGTCGAAGGCAAGGACACCGAGTGGCAACTGAAGGTTGTAGCCAAGCCAGACGGCGATCACGGCGAGTGGTCACAGTTGATCATTGATGCAACCATGCTGCAACTTGAGCAGGCCAAGACAGAAGAGCAGGTCATGAGCATCTTCAAGACCAACCGCAACATCTATGACGAAGTGAAGAGTGGCTCACCCACTGCCTACGACGTACTGATGTCGGAATTCAAAACAGCACGCGCTAAACACAAGGAGGCAGCATGAACTCGATCACCATAGCCGGGACGCTCGGCAAAGACGCAGAAGTTAAATACTTAGCCAACGGAGATGCAATCTGCAACTTCTCTGTTGCTGACTCTCAAGGTCGCGAGAAGCCAACCATGTGGTGGAACTGCGGCCTGTACGGTAAGCGTGCAGAGTCCCTATCTCAGTACCTCGTCAAAGGCCAAGCCGTCACGGTGACTGGCTCTGTGTCTGAACGCGAATGGACCAGCAAAGATGGAGAAAAGCGCAAGTCCATGGATGTGCGCGTGAACGATGTTGCGCTGCAAGGTGGACGCAAGGATGCAGAGCCGCAGGAAGAACGCCGCCAAGCACCAAAGCCAGCACCGGTACTCTTTGAAGACGACAGCGATCTGCCCTTCTGATCATGGCCGTTAAGACGCTCCAATTTGAAGCCGTCAAGATCGCTATGAAGCAGGACAAGACCGGGATAATCCTGACCTTAAACATTCACCCTGACGATTTGCCCATCGACTTGATGCGCGACTTCGTTGGGGCAAGGTATCAGGTGGTCATGGTGAGATTGAACGACGAGAACAAACCAATGAGCAGGGACGTGGAATATCACCGTGACCCCGTTCGTACCGCAGGCATCCTGTGCCGCGATAAACAGTTTGCGCAGTACCTTCACGACAAAGAGGAAATCTTTGAAATGAAAGAGGCTGACGTGATCGAATGGCTCAAAGGCGAACTGGACATTGAGTCCCGCACTGAGCTCAAAGAAGATCAACAAAAGGCCAAGAGATTCTGGGCCATCAACGAGGAATTCCAATCATGGAAGCAAAGCGCTTGATCCCGTACTCTGTACACCTGCCAGAGGATGTGTACAACAAGCTCAAGGAGGCCGCAGGAAACCGCAAGGCATCAGCCCTTGTGCGTGACGCCATTACCTTGATTGTCGAGGGCGACGACGAGTTCAATGGCGGCTACAACAAAGGCGTGCGTGACTGCATCAGGTTGATTCAGCAGAACGAACTTTGCAAAGCCATCGGCTACTACGAGGACACTCTGGCAAAGATTTTGTCAGACCAAATTGAAGAGCTGATCGTCAACCAGAACGTGAAGGGGCGCGGCAATGGCAAGAAAACCAAAAGCTGAGGGCTTGGCAGCCATCGTGGCAAAGCAAGACCCCGTGTCTATCCAAGACCTGACCATGCAGGACTTCTTTGCAGCGTTCGCGTTGCAGGGCTTGCTGGCCTACTACGGCGACCGCTCTGTTGTTGAGAGCGATGACGGTATCACCAGCATCCATTCGGCGGCCATGGACCACGCAGACGAGATGCTTAACAGGAGAGCGACATGAGCAAGAACCACAAAGTCCTAGTCGGGGTTTTCACAACCTTGACCGACTACGTTGAGCGTACAACACATTGGCGTGAAGGCGGTGCCGACCGTCACGCTGCCAAGCTGGCGCTGAAAGATGTTGGCAAAGTGCTGGACGACATTGAGTGGACCGAGAAGGGGCTGGTTGAGTGGCGCGGGATGGCACTGTCTCACGCAAAACAAGCCGAGGCCACTAGGGCAACGGCACGCATAGCTATTGCGCACTTGCAGGCCGTGCTGAACAAACCGCGAACACACACCGATCAACAGGCCGCAGACACTGCCGCTCGGGATTGGCTGATAAGCATTGGGAGTGAACCAACATGATCGAACTAGATGACTGGGCTGCACATATGATGCGTGCAGAGATTCAACTCAAAGCCATTGAGCACGGTCTACTCCACAAGGACTACACCGACATCCAAGCTCGAGCCAAATCAGCAAAACACTCCATCGACAAGATGCTTGCATGGGTGGCCCGCCAAGGCTCAAGCAAGGGCGTAGACATTGTAGAAATCCTTCAGAGCAACGTGGTAGCCCTGCCTGACACAAGCCATACCAAGAGCCTTCTGATTGCCTCCATTCAGGAGATCGAGCAACTAAGGGGCGAGCGACAGTTCTGGCTCAAGTCTGGCTTCCATATTGGCAAGTCAGATGCAGTCAAAAAATAAGAAAGCCCCCACCGTTTTAGAGCGGGAGCACATCACACGGATCAAGGAAATGGACTGCGTGGTGTGTGGGGCATCAGGGCCAAGCGAGTGCCATGAGATCGAGCAGGGCCAGTGGTTCACTTCCATGCCCCTCTGCCCGGACTGCCACCGGGGTAGCCAAAACGGAATCCATGGGCAAAAGAGAATGTGGGCCGTTTACAAGCTAGACGAGTTATCCGCCTTGAATAAAACTTACGAAACCATCTTCAAAAACCTGTAACTAAAATACAGCACACCCTGATTTCAGTCAAAAATGAATACTAAAACAACGAAGCAACCAACTCGTGGAGGTTGCCGCGTATTTTCAGTAAGTCGCATTTTGTAACTTAGTTACGATCTTCCATCGCCTTGACCCGTTCATTGAGCACTTGCATCCTGCGGGTGATCAGCTTTTCGACGGCTTGGATTGACTCTTTTGAAGCATCGCGCTCGAGCAGTGCCTTGCGGCGCTTGCGTAACTCCTGAACATCCTTGAAGGTCTTGTTAGCTAGAGGTAACAAGCGGGCTTCTGGATTCTCTTTAAGAAAGTCCCCAAGCGGCTCCTTGCGCTCCCTGCGGCCCGTGACCACGTTGTTCAACTCGTTCAGCTCCTTCATGTTCTTGTAGAACTTGTTGGACTCTGCTGCTGCGCTTTTCGTCTCGCCTACAAATCGGCCATACAGGGGTATCTTGTAAGGCGGCAGCTCCTCACCAGTGATGGTCTTGTCGATGGTGGTTGTGAGCTTCACAAGCTCCCGGCCCACACCGCCAGTTGCTTGGCCGATCAGGTATTCGATCTGCTCTGGCGTAGGACTGATGACGCCCTGCCGATCCTTGTCGCCACCACTGGCGGCGTTTAGGAACTCAGCCAAGGCCGTGGTCAGGAAGTTAGCACCCTCTCGAGCCCGTGAGTAACCCGGCGTTGGGTTCAGGGAGAACATATCCTCCTTGGAGATCGGCTTGCCTGTGAAGTCCTTGTTCTCACCAAGCGCAACCAACGGGTCAAGGATAGTTGGAGTAATGGTCTGCACCGACCAGCCAGCGTTACCTACTGGGTTGAAGGCATCAAGGAACAAGCCAGTCAAATCCGTGACGCGGCGAGCCGTATCGTCAAAGCCAGACATGGCCCACTCAGTCAAGATGCGCGAGATGCCCGGTATGACGTGAAATCCTAGAGGCATCGGGAAGGCCACGTAATTGCCATTGCCAGTCGGGATCAGGATGTTCTTGGACCGGATGAACTCTGGCGGCTCCTCGTCATCGAATCCGGCAGCAGCCAAAAGCAAAGCCTGCATGGAGCCAAGCAGCAGACCGCCGGCCATGATCTTCTTACCCATCGGCCCCTTAAGGGTTTCGACCATGCGTGCAGAACCCTGCATAGAGGCGTTGAAGAACGCATACAGTGCGCCCATCTGCGTGGCTACGTCACCCTTGCGGTTGAAGTTCACAGTCAGGTTCTTTGCCAAGGACGCGGCCTTCTGCTTGGCCTCGCTGTCGCTGAAGCCTTCCTTTTTGAACTTCTCTTTGGCGACCTTGTAGGCCGACAGGCGGACGGCGTTTTCCAAAGAGTCGTTGTAGTCACTAAGCCAGTCAAAGACAGCGCGAGCATCAGCCTTGGCCTTACCCTCGGTGATCTTCTCCATCTCGTTCAGCAAGGCCTCTGTGCGGTCCTGCGTGCGGCTAAAGTTGTCTCGGAAGCCTGTCTGCCCACCTTCGCTTTGAAACTCCTTCCAGAGCTTCGCCATGTCGCTGTCAACCGTCTCGCCCTTGCGGCGCTTTCTCAGGCTGGAGTAGATCGCTCCCATCGAAGGAATGACCAATTTAGCAATTTCCTTTTGCTGACCAGCCAGCTCCGTAGTGGAAAGCTGAAGTGCGCCAGCCTGAATGTCGCGCAAGAAGTTGTAAGGACCGAAGATTGGGTTGTACTGCGTGTTGACCGAAGCCATCCAGCGGGTAACCTTTGCGATCATGCCCAAGGTGGTGCCAAGGTCCTGTGCGTCAAGGTTCTTCAGCGCCGTAGCAGCGCGTGCAGAGCGAGGGTCTTTGGGGTTGAAGAGGACGTACCGCTTCTCGCCGTTGACGCGAGTAGCCAAGACGAAATCGTTCTCGCGCAGCTTGGTGTTTACCCTGCTGATGACCTCGTTTTTCTTCGGGTCCAGCACGCGCTGCTTTGGCTCCTTCATTAAGAACTTAACTGCGTCCTCATCCAACCCCATGGCGCGAAGCTCGTCAATTGCATCTTGAGGAACCTTTTCTGCTTCAGGATTAATAGCCATCCAAAAGTCTGGGTTTGGAGCCTCCAAAGCAAGACCGTACACGGCCTGCGCAACACGGTTCTTTTCAGTCAGGGCGATGGCGTTGTTGCGAGCGGCGATCACGTTACCGATGATGTCCACCACGTTGCGCTTTGAGCCCATGGCCGAGCGGCTGAAGTCACGGCGAACGTCAAAGCCACGGCCAGTTCCAAAGCTGCCAAAGTTGTAGTCGAAGTCCATCTCCTCGCGCATCAGTGGAACGTAGTTAGGGAATGCTTTTTCCCAGCCCTCAACGGTCTCGGCCTTTTCGTAGCCAGTGTCCACCAGTAGTTTGCGCGTGCCCTTGGTGATGCCATCTACGCGCTTGGCTAACTCTTCGTACTTGGCCTTAGTGTCGGCGTCCAAATCAGCAAGGTACTTGCGTGCAGCCTCTGTGGTGACGCTAGAGCCGCCGTCTTGCATCTCAGGACGATTGGGATTGCGCTTGGCAACGAGCTTGTTGTAGTCCTCTGCATGGCGGTTGAGCAGGTACTTCTCCAACGCGCCAATGGTCACATCTTTCTTCTGCATGTCCTGCAAAAGAGGAAGCCACTCGTTATCTTGGAACAGCTTGGAAGCCTCAGCCGTGCGACCGTGGTACAGCTCCTCTTGCAGGTACGGGTTCCACCTCGTTGCAATCTCTTTGCCTGTGCTCTTGACGGCTTCTATGACGCGCTTAATGTCGATGTTCTTGTCGAGCAGCTTGTAGATCAAGCCGTCTTGCAGTTCCATCTTGGGATCGGTCGTGATTGACCAAGTGCCAAGCACCGGCTCGCCAAAGATGTTCTGGCGGGTGGGGTTGACCTGCATGGCATTGATGTCTTGGACATCCGGATCGTAAGTTCCGATGTTGCCGGTGGCGGATTTAATTTGGGTGGGACTAAGTGCAATCCATGCAACTTGATTGTCAAATTCAGTGGAGCCCTCATTACCGCTGGCTTCAATCTTGATTCCATCCTTGCCCATAGACTTGAGCCAAGCACGATAAGCCTCAACTTCTTCTGCACCAATTGGACGGCCATCATCCTTGCCGTTATGCAGCTTGCGTGCTCGGCTTGTCATCAACTGGAAAGTTGTAACCTGCGGGTTTTTGATCGACAAGTACACAGGGTAGATGACGCTTCCGGAATCACTTCCAGAGTACATCTCCGCACCACCTTCGCCGGGGTTGGTGCTGAACCAGCTCCCCACAGTGTCGATGGATGGACGGCGGAATCGAGTGGTAAACATCCGATCAAAGGCTTTAATGTCGCCCATGTCGGTGCCATCCCCCATGGGGCGAACAAAAGTTCCGTGGTAAACAACCATCGGCTCACCATTCTCATCCACCACCTTGCTGTTACCGAACCAGCGCTTGAAGGCTGGCGCGTTTGGTGCAGCCTGCATTGCATTGATGTCAGCAGACCTGCCACCCAAAGAGTCTTGACGAATAACGGAAAAAAGTTCGCCAACATCTGAGGTGTATGTTGTCTTCACGTTGCGCGGATCGTCAAGTCGGGCATAGGAGAAAACAAAGGCATCCTCGTCATCTGTGGCGTCCGGCTCTTCCTCTTTGCTGACGCCGAAATACTCGCCATCGACGTTGGCGATGTAGTCCCAGTCTTGCCACAGGCTGAATGAGTTACTGTCGGTGACGCGCTTAAGCTTGTCGTTAGGCTTCTTCAGTAGCTTCCTTGCTTCATACAGGTTGTATGCCTCTGGCCCACCGGGGAAGTCGCCAATCTCCGTGTTGTCACGCACGTCCTCATCCATTGCAGCAATGGCGTCGGCGTCCTTGTAAATCTGGCTTTTGTTTTTGGCAGTTACTTCTCTAGTACCTCGATCTTCGAGTCGCGCAGTTCCGCTGACGCCAGCGCGTTCTTCGCCAGCATCGGGTTGAACTGCTGCACCTTCAACAGCTCTTGCGGGCTGAATTTTGATTCCAGCAGTGCTTGTCTTTGTTGTGCCTGTTGCTCTTGCTGCTTGCGATTCATTTTGAATCCTTTCGACAATGGATTGAATTTGTGAGTATGCCTCTGGCGCGTTCGTTTGTAAATCCACAGGAGATACAAAATAATAGGCAAACGCTTGAGCGAATGTCTCTTCTTTGGGTCGCACCCTTCCCTTGAATTGCGGTGCAAACGGATACGCCATTGGGTGCTGAAGCTTATTCGCGCTACTGGTGTACCAGCGCTGCAACTCTGTGTAAGCCTTGGTCCAGCCCGCCTTCTCGGATGGCTTGCCGCCAGCCGTGTCTACCGCATGAGCAAGCTCGTGAATTAGGGTTTGCAGCTTTTCTGATTTCGATGAATCTTTCCACTTTTTGGCAATCATCAGTGAGCCGCCTGACGACATAACCGCAACCGCATCCATGCGAGTTGAGCCCGCAGCAGTGACGTTACCAAGCACCGATGGAGGAAGGCCAAGATCAAGCGCATCGGACGCAAGCCCAGTAATCTCTCTTACCTGCACAGGAGTTAGGCCTGCCGGCTTTAAAAGCTGAGTCTTTTTGGCCGACCTCGCCATGAAGGGGGGGATGGGGAATCTAAGCTTTAAAGCAAAATTCTCCATGGCCTCCTTGCGCTCTTTCTCTAGACTGATTGCAACAACCTTGGGTTCGGGCTCTGGTGCTGGAGATGGCTCGGGCTCTGGCTGATTGAAGATGTCACCAGTCGTGTCCTGACGACCTTCCTCGCGGGTCAACTCAAACTGACCAGCGCCAGCTTCGGACTCTTTGCGCACCTGCTCACGCTCATCAAGCTCAGGGGCCTTGGCTTTGCGCTCTTCCTCCTCAACCACTTGATCTTTGGTCGGGCTCTCAAGCTTCAGACGCTCCTCTTCCAAGCGCTTGCGCTCCTCAAGAAGACGAGCCTCGCGTTGGTTCAGCTCTGCTTCGCGGTCAAGCTGGGCTTTGCGTTTCTCGAAGTCAGCATCTGCCTTTTCTGCTTCGCGCTGTTCAGGAGTTCTATCCGCTTCTGGGGCGGCAGGCTCCTCAATAACTTGATCAAGCTCTCTTTGTTCATCGGCGGCATATTGAAGCTCCCTGTTAATTTCATCATCAGACAGTAAATCTTGAATCTGACGCTCAATCGACTCAATATCATTTTCAACTTGCTGGATGGCAAGCTCTGTTTCGTAGGTGTAGGGCTGGTTGTTGCGCAGCTTATCGCGGACGTATTCCGCCGACTCGCTGTTCACATAGTCGGGGCTATCCGGGCGCATCTTCACAGGCAAAAAGATGTCCAGCTTTCCGCTATCAACCATGTCTTCCATGGATGCACCGGGCTGACCCTTTGGTGCCTTTAAGTTCAGGAATGGGTTCTTGCCAACTTGGCGAGCACGGCCACCTAGCTCAGACAATTCCGCGTCTCTCAGTGCACCTCTCAGCACCTGAGTTAGGCTGGTTCCAGAAGTTCGCTTTGCAAGCTTATCGCGCTCTGCAACTGCAAGTTCTTGATCTTGCGTCAGCTTTTCAACCTCAGCCTCAACCTCTGGGATCATGGGTTGGGGTGTGCCTTCCATCCTGCCAAAGTTCTTGAGCTCTTTGCCCGTAAGTGGATCGACAGGTGGTGCTTCGCGAGCTTGCAGTTCTCCAAGCTCCATGTTTCCAACAACCACGTCGCGGCTCTCAACTGGAGGCAGCTCAGCCTGTCCAAACACACTGGTCTTTGTGGCCTCTGCGTCAGCTTCACGATTTCTCTTCAGGGTCTCGGCCTCTGAGCGCAGGCGTTCGATGTCGCGCTTGAGCACTTCGCGGAGTTGCTCGTCAATCCTGCCCAGCAGTTTCTTGGTTTCGGGCGTTTGATCACCTTGCAGAAGGCGCTGCTTTTCCCGCTGAAGGAATGCGTAGTCGTCGCCAAGGGGAATTTCACCAACAGGCTCGGCGGCTGCACGTCTTTCGGTGACGGCTCTGGCCAATGGGTCCTCACGCCCTCCAAGCAAGGGGTCCTCAGGAACGCCAAGCAAGACGTCAGGCCTTGTTCCAGAAATGGATGGCCGCTTAGTGTATGGGTCGGGCGTCGGCTGTTGTAATGATTCTGGCGGGGGCACGCCCTGACCACTTGGTACAAGTGGAGGATTCTTGGCGCCCTCTTCGGCAATGCGCTTTGCTTCCTCCTCCTCCTTGAGAATCCTGCCAGCTTCGGTGCGAGCCTGCCCCCTGAGCATGTCTTGTGTTGTTGAGTATGCGGCAGCAGGAACCGATGCGGCAGAGCCACCAAGCTCACCGAGCATCTCTGCGCCAACATCCTCAAGATTAACTTTGCCATATGCAGCCAGTTGGCCGGCAGCCTCGGATGCACCGCCGCCAGCCGTTTCAATACCCACAGCGCCAGCGCCACGACCAACCTTTTGCAAGGGCGTCCTAGCCTTCAAAAGCTCATCTGCACGCTTTGCAATTTGCGCAGCATCAGCAACATCGCCAAGCTCTTTTCGTGCAGCATCAATAGCAGAGCGCCGCGCACCAGTAGCAAATTTACCAGCACCAACAGTCATCAAGGAATCAACAGCAGCAGTGGTGACGCCCTTGGTTCTTGCTTCACTGATTGCCTGCTCAACAACCGTCTTGTCGCGTAGCAGCGCGGCAATATTTTCCTCTGTGGGTGGAAGCCCTCGCTCACTAAGCTTTTCACTGATGCGGCCAATGAACTCAGAGCCAATCTCAAGAGGAACGCCAGCAGCAAAACCGCCACCAATAGCTCCAGCAGCAGCACCAACAGCCGCGCCACCGGGGCCAGCCAGAGAGCCAGCCAAAGCGCCGCCCTTGCCGCCAGCGATCATGCCTGCGATCTGAGGGGCCATGTTTGCTGCGCTCGAGGCGGTCAGGTAAACAGCGCCCTTGGGGTTGGTAATGACTTGCTTGCCAAATTCCAGCAAGAAGCCAGCAAAGGGACCAATGCTTTCAGTGAATCCCTTGGCCTTTTCAAACGCTTCAGCTTCATCCTTGAAAGCGGTCTGAGCCTCAACCAATTCCTTGGGCTGTACGCTCGGCTTCATAGAAAGCTGCTCAGACAGAACCTTGGCCTTGTCCTCGCCAACATTGCCAGCAATGACAGACGGGGAGACCTGAGCGGCGCCAATGGCACGCTTGCCACCTTCGACAAGCAAGCTACCTACGTTGGAGAAGAAGCCCTTGTCCTTGACTGGTTTTTCATCGAACAGATCGGCGCTAAAGTCGCGTCCACCTTTACCCTCGGGGCTAAACAGCTCCGAGCTGAGATCACGTCCAGCCATACAGGCTCCTTATTTGATTTCGTAGCCGCGTGCTTTTGCGGCTTCAATAACTTGCTGTGGTGTTTTACCACTAGATTTTGCTGTTGCCAATACATCGGCTTGCGTCATTACCTTTGATTCACCGCCGCCGCCACCTTCGGCATTTTCCAATTTAGTGCGAAGCTCCTTAAGTTTAGTTCTTGCGAACCTCTTCTCTTCTTCGCTTGTATCACTCATTGGATCAAGGTCCTTCGAGTAACCGGCAATCAGAGTCTTCAACCGCGTAATGTCATTGCGCTCACCACCAACACCAGCGGCAGAGCCGCTACTGGCAGTCAGACGAGCATCAGCCCTTCTGCGTAGTGCGTCAGCCTGAGCTTTTTCACCCTTGTCCTCAAGGGCAAAAACCTGATCCATCATCTTCAAGTATTCCGAGCGAACCATAGAGGCTGAACCGGGCTGAGTACGCTCGGCGCGGCGCTCGGCATTGCGGAGTTTTTCCACCTCAAGATTGTTGAGTCTGTTCGCGGCCAACTCCGCCGCATCAATATCTTTGTTGCGCATCTGACCCAAGGTCTCTGTGCGCTGACGATTTGCTGCCGCCGCACTTTCCTCGGATTTACCGAACAAGCCGCTTCCAAACTTGTATCGCTCCTTACCAGTGGCAAGGTTTTCCTTGTTGAGGGCATTGATGGCGTTAAGCGCCTCACGCTGGTTTGCCATGTCCATCTCATAAGTCTCGCGACCGGCACGCTCACCTGCGGCACTGGCACCACCGTAGCCCTGACCGAAGCCACGCAACGTAGCGCCAAGCTCCTCCATTGGGCGACGCTTGGCAAAGTCCGCCTGACGCTGTTTCATCAAAGCCAGCAGACCGCGCTCTTCCTCGCCAAACTTCTTGTCCAAGCCGTACTGGGAGGCAAATTTACCCTCTTGCGCCATGGCCTCTTCTGGGGTCATGGCTTTGGCTTTTTCGCGAACAGCCTCCATTGACAGTTTTGCCACTTCGTCTTGCGGACTCATGGAGGCAGCAGCAGCGGGCAGTCCGGTTTGTGGTGCGGCAGCAGCAGGTGCTGGAGCAGGGGCTACCGGTGGTCTGGGTGCAGCGGGGCGCGGCTTGGCAGGCGGTACGGCAGCTTGCGGGCCAGCGGCAGCAGTTGCTCGCGCCTCAGATACCGAAGCGGGGGCGGAAGGGCGAGCGGGAGGCGCTTTTGGCAAAGACGTAGCACCCGATGACTTAACCGCTTCAAGTTGCGCACGCACCTCCTCTGCTTTGGGTGATTGAGCGTTGGTCAAAAAGGCCAGTTTTTGCTCAAGCTCTGCAATTAGTTTTGCCTTCTGCCTTTCAGAAGAATTCATATTTCGCTCAGAGATAGCCATTTCAGAAGCTTGGCTTGCTAACTCTTGCTGCTCAAAGCTTGGCGTACCCATGGTGTCGCCGCCCGATTGAAACGCAATGATGCCGCCACCAGCATACTCAAACATATCCGAGCGCACAGGGATGGAGGCCAGACCACCGCGAGCCATCATTGCTTCGGGCTGCTGCTCTGGCTGCGGAACACCAGCAGGTGTCGGGATTGGGCCGCGAGGCTGTGCTTGCTGCTGAGCAACTTGCTGCTGCTGCATCTGCTGAAGAGCCATCAATCCAGCCTTCTGCTCAACCTGCTCCTTGATGCTGGGCTGCGGAGCTTGCTGACCGCCCTGCGCAGTAGCCATCTGCTTTTGCGACAGCTCGCGGCGCTGCAACTCACCCAGCGCCAAGTAAGGAGGCACCTCAGGGTTCATGCCGTTGGCATACTGCTGCACCACCTGCATCGGCAGGTCTTTCAGGCGTTCGTTGATCTGTACGAGGTTCATCTTGCTTCCTTAACCGACTGGAGCGGGTGTTGGTGCTGGTGTGGGTGCTGTCTGGCCGAGGTTTGCCAAGTTGTCGTACAGCTTCTGTAGGTCCGCAAGACCCGCGCCGATCCGGCCCAACTCTGTGGTGTTGCTTGTGGTTGCTGTTGTTGTGACCGGAAGCCCTTGCAGCAAGTCTTTTTGGTACTGTGGCATTTTGTACATGAAGTCGCGCTGCTCTTCAAACTGCGCCTTGTCGGCGGCCATGCCTTCGGAGGTAATGCCGCGCTGGACAGCACCCAGACCGGACAACTGGTCAATGCTCTTCATGCCGAAGTTTGCGCCAAACTGACGAGAGGCTTCTTCATCGCCGCGCTCTTTGGCGTACTGCTGTTGAGCCAGATCGTAGGCAGTCTTGTAGCCCGTACCAAGCACATCTTGCTGCTTGTCCAGCAGGTTGCGGCGACCCTCGGACTCCATGATGGCCTGACGACTACCACCGAACGCACCAGCTCTGGTCAATCGACCAGCATCCTGCACCCGAGCGATCTCCGACTGGCGCTGCAATTCGCGCAACTGCGGGTCGAGCGATGCTTGCAGGTACGGGTTCATGTACTGCTGGGCTACCTGCGGTGTAAACGAACCAGTGAACTGCCCCGGTGTGTAACCTGCTTGCGCCATCTCGCTACTGCCTGCAAAAGCCTGCTGCTGGAGGTCGGACGCGCCAGCGGTAAGGGGGCCTGTGTACGCCTGATACGGGGCTTTGGCAGCCGCAGCACCCTCGGCAAGGTAGTTGGTGACGTAATCCCCAGCCCAAGGTGATAGCTGCGAAGACGCGGAGCTTCCGTAGGGAATGACGCCGCTGGTCGATGGAGTTGGCGCTGCTGGAGTGGCGGGGGCGGGGGCTGTTACAAGGTCCCCGGCAGCAAACTTTTGCACCGCCCCGCCGACGGCGTAAGCAGCAGCCAAGCCGCCCATGGTGAACTCGTCAGGGTTGATTTCCTTACCCTGTTCGGTCGTGCCGGTTCGAGCCTGACGGATTCGATTCATCATCTCGTAGAGCTTTTGAGCGCCAGCATCAGAGTTACCGTTGCCCAGATGAGATACCACGTCAGCCGGAATGACAAACTCTCCGTGGCTAAGCGCAGCAGGTTGCTCACCATCAATGCTACTTGGAATTTTGTCAGCCATTCCATCTGTTTCTCCTTGCAGGTAACGCCCTGCATCAGCCAATCCACCTTCAGCCATGTTGATTCCACCTTGTGCGTTGAGTTGGGTTGGGATTTCTGGAAGGCCTGCACCAGAGGTTGGGGCTGGGCGCTGTTGTGCATAGGCTAAGTTCATCTTGCCAGCGTAGGGATTGGGCGCTGGCGCTGAGGCAGGTTGCGCTGCAGCTTGTAGGCCTGCAGCTTGTTGAGCGGAGGCGGCCTTTGCGGCAGCTAGAGCCTCTGCGTTACCTTGCGGCACATACTGGGTGTCGGTGAAATACTGCCGACCAGTAGATCCGGGAGCGCGGTTGGGATCGTTATATTGAACTTGCTCGCGCACGGCCTCAAGCTTGGGGATAGGCTTGTTGTATCCGCCAGTCTCGACTTTGTTTCCGCCCGTAAGCATCTTCAAGGCGGCGGCGGCAGTCCCCAAGCCAGCCAAATTTACTGAATTAGTTTTTGGATCAAACAAATACTTCTTAAGGAATGCCCCAGCTTTATCGCCCAAACCTGCTGTGGCTGCATTGGCAATTGCTTTTAAGCTTGGGTCGGTGATACTACTAAGCTTGCCAAGTTCTTCACTGGTTAGGTCGGCATAACCAGACCAATCCGGCTCCTCAAAGCCATATCCGCTTCCGCCAAAAGTGTAATTTAGTAAGTCATCATCAAAACCGTACCCACTACCGCCGTAGCTGTAATTCATCGGATCATCAATGCTGGTACCGTAATAACGAGTCCCAACGTCTTCGCCTTCATCTTCGAGTGCCATTTTGATTCCTTTAGCGTAAGAGGTCTAGTAGTTCATCCACCGATAAATCCCCCGCCAGTAGGTCGTCAATGTACCCACCTGCGGCGATTTTAGTCGTTGGCTGCTGATTTTGCTGCGGTTTTTTAGCTTGGAAGCCGCTGAAGAACCCGGTGTTGAGCGCGGCAGATACGTCAAATCCGGGTCCAGCTTCGACCAGTTGAGCGGGTTGCTGTGGAGCCATACCTGCACGCTGCATAGCCTCAAGCTGTTGCATGATGCCTTGGGCGCTCGTCTGAGCACGGGTCGCAGTCGTTCGGATGTTTGCCTGACGAGCTTGCTCTGCGGCAGCTTGCGCGGCGGCCTGCTGGTCGGCCTGACGTTGAGCTTCCGCAGCAGCCAAGTCCTGTTGACGGCGCTGCTCGTTGGCCTGAACCTGACCATACAAGCCGGTGGCCGCCCACGGGGATTGCTGCGGCGCAGTCCAGTCCGTTTTTACCCCGCCAACCACCTGAGTCAGGAAGTCGATGTCAGCCTGCGTGATCTGCTTGTCGCCAGTCACGTCATAAGCCAAATCCATGGAGCGCTGACCGCTCAGCATCTGCGTCAAGGCATCAATGTCGGACTGGTTCGCCGTGCGGCCCTGAGTGCCAATCAGGCCAGCCATTTCTTGGTTCTTGGCATTGACCTCTGCAAACGCCTGCTGAGTGGCTTGCTGGTACGTCTGGCCCTGCTGCATCAGTTCGTTAATGCGTGCATCCACCTCAACGCCAAGGTCGGTGATCTGCTGCTGGGTCTGCGTCTTAGCGGTTTCGATTGCCTCGTTTAAATCAATCCCTTGCTGCTGAAGATTGGTGGCTATTGCCTTTTGCTCCACAGTCAGTGCGTCAAACTTGGCCTGCACGTCCGTAGCAAGCTCGCCAATCTGAGTTTCCGTCTGCCCCTGCGCGGCAGCAATGGCATCTGTAAGCGTTGTTCCCTGCGCCGTCAGCGCGTCAGCCAAAGCCTTTTGTTCGACCGTAAGAGCTTCGTACTGAGCGTTTGTCGCAGCCTCAAGGTCTGAAATTTGTGTTGCTGTTGACTCTTGCGCAGCGGCTATTGCATCAGCCAGTGTGGTGCCTTGATCCGTCAGCGCGTCAGCCAAAGCCTTCTGCTCAGTGGTTAGGGCGTCGTACTGCTCCTTCATCTGAGTCTCAAGGCCGGTGATACCAGATTCAAGCTCGGTCTTCAGGTTGGCTTCGGTTGTGCCCAGTTTGGTCAACAAGTCTGCGGCACTTGTCTGCTGGTCCGCAGCCACGGATTCGATAGCGGCTTTGAGCGCGGCGTCACCCTCAAGACCCGCAGATTTGGCATTGGCAATTGCGGTCTCAAGTGCAGTTTTAGTGTTGGCAATTTCTGTTGCTGTGGCCGTCTGAGATGCTGCAATGTCGGAAGCAAACTGCGTCTTGAGGTCGGCAGCGGTTGTGCCCAATTGCGTAAGCAAGGCGGCTTGGTCAACGCCCATCTTTTCTGACAGGCTGTTTAACCCTGCTTTCAAAGCCGCATCGCCCTCAAGGCCAATGTCTTTGGCTGCTTGGATTTCTTCTGACAAGTTGTTTTGCAGATCAGTTATTTGAGCCTGCGTTTTGGCCTGCTCAGACACCACGGAATCAACACCAGACTGCAGCTTGGATACATCCCCGCCAAGCGCCGTGATCTGTGAATTGATGTCATTTTTGATTGCATCAAGAACCGCAGGATCAACACCGGCCTGAGCCCCCAACTGCTCAATCTGCTCGATAATGGAGTTGTACTTGGCAGAGTCAAGGTTCTCTGTGGCCTTGCCTGTTAAACCAGTTTCGTCGTACTGACCAACCAGCTTCAAGATGTCAGCTTGAGTTGGTTTATTTAAACCAAGCTCAGCATAGGCGTCTTTGGCCTCTTGCTCCGTTACGGTGCGAGGATCAACATACGCGCCAATCTCGCCTCGTACGGCATCTTGGTTGATGTTTTCGCCCTGCCGAATAAATGACGTGATGTCAGCTTCGGTTGGTTTGTAGCCTTCAATTGACTTGAAAAAATCCTCGGCCTCAGACCTTGTAATTTGCCTTGGGTCAACGTACTGCTGAACTTTTTCTTTTGCGGCGGCTTCGGAAATTTGACCGGCAAAAGACATGGCCTCGGCGTCCGTCATGTTTGTGTAGCCAAGGTCGCGCATCATCTGCTGCGCTTCTTCTTTTGTGACCACTCGCTCTTGCGCATACGGCAAAGCAAGTTCCGAAATTTGTTGCGGCGACATCTCTCCCGCGCCACTCACTATGGATGCAATTTCTTGCGGCGTGAAGTCGTTCATTCCATTTTCACGGAATGTCTGCGCGGTGTAAAAATACTCGTCTGGTGTGATGTCGGGGTTGGTTAAAAACGTGGAGTGATACCCAATGGCGTCACCAAGGTTTACACCCGCGCCGTAGCTAAAACTCTTGTCAATTGTTTTTGGGTCAAATGTTTTTTCACCATCAATAATTTGCTTGTATGTGACAGGCTTTCCGTCGTAATCTTTTGCAACGACTTGACTCAAAGCATCGGCGGTAAGCACCCCGGCAGCTATGCCTTTTTGCGCAAAGCCTTCCATGATGCCTGCGTTGAGCCACTCATCTTCGCTCTTAATGCTTCCGTACTTACCAATCTGAGCGCTCATGTTTTGCAAGGAGCCTTCAAAGTTACCAAGGAACCACTCTTTTGTTGAGTTGGTTGCAATAACTTTGCCAAATGAGTCTTTTGCAAGATCACCCATAAAGGATTTGATCAGCGCTCTATCTCCAACGTAGGACGTCAGCACGCCAACAGCCATGCCCTCCAAACCAGATTTAACAGCAAGGGCTTCGATTTGGGACGCTGGTACGCCCTGTTTTGTTAGGTATTCTTTGACCTCTCCATAGTTTCCGCCAAACGACTCAGCACCATTCAAGGCCACGTTTGTGCCAACAGCAGCGGACAATCCGACTGACTTGCCAATCACATTCTTAAAAACACTGCCAACCCCACCCGAGACTGCAAGCAATGGAATCTCTTGAATGCCTTCGCCAACAAGGAAGAGGCTGACGCCAAGCGGGTTATTTGGAACTTGCTTAAACAGAGCCGCCGTCTTTTGCGCATACAGTTCCGCCGTCGAAATATCTGAAGGCTTTACGCCGCGCTCAGCAGCAATAGTTTCCTTAGTGACGGCGGCTACATTGGCAAGCACCGCAGATTCGGCGTTTTGGATTCCTTGGTCAACCAGCTTCTTGCTCCAAGATTGCATTTGCTTGGCAATGTTGGTTGCGCGTTCAGCTTGCGGAATTCCTGCTGCCTCACCAGCACCGGAAAACGCTTGAGCCAATTGCGCCATTTTGCCGTAACCAAACATAGCGGCATCAGCCATTACCTTAGCAATGCTGTCCTCTGGCGCACCCTTCATGGCCTGCTCAAGAATAGAAAACTGCTCCGTCAAAAACGACTGGAAGTTATCGCCGCCAGCAGCTTTCTTTTCTTCTTTAAACTCATTCCAAGCCTCAAGGTCTTCGTAGTCTGGGACGGCCAAACGCTTGCCGACGACCGTAATGGTGTCGCCTTGCTGGTATGCGTACTCCGTAGGATTCCCGGCTGCAGCAAGCTGTTGCTCAAGGGACATTCCGGGCACTGATGTAAAAAAAGCATCTGGCTTGGGGCCTGCTGTTTTACCCGCCGCAATGTCTTTCTTGAGTGTCTCGGCCTGATCAGGAGACATCAAGTAGTAGTTCTTGTCGCCAAAAGTGTAGTTGTTGTAGCCGTCTTTAATGGCGGCAGCTTGAGCTTCTTTCTGGTCTTTGTACTTTGTGCCATCAAACGTGGTGGCATCCAAATCTTCTTTCCGGATGCGGTAAGTTTCCGACATGGCTTTTGCACCAGTCTCGGAAGTCATAAGCAGTTCATCCATGAAGGTCTGTGGCATTGACCCCTTGTTCCCTGCATCTTTCCAAAACTGCTGAGCCTCGTCTTCGGTGACCCAATTCTTGTCTTTGGTGTAGATGTTTTGAATGTCGGCCTTGGCTGCTGCCTCGGAACGTGGGCCCATTACCGATTGCAGTTGCTCTTCGGTAGGTGTGAAGTCCTTGCCATACAAATCCCTAAAGAAAGCGGTTGCCTCCTCTGCTGTGGTGTTTGCGCGGTTGTCGGCAATGCTTCCAGCCTGACCCTCATCAAGCCCAATGATTTCCATCAGGTCAAACTCGGTGGGGTTTGTGCCCACTGTCTTTCGCCATATTTCACGGGCCTCGCCTTCAGAGGTATATGCCTTGTCTACCGCACCAACAAGGTCATTGCCTAAGCCAGCAAATTTTTTCAGCTCCTCATCGGTTATATCTCGACCAGTGTCTGATTTATACACCTCCCTAGCAACAGCAACGTCCTCAATGGCTTTTAGGGCAAGCCCCGCGTTCTTGGCTTCTTGAATTTGAAATTCAGTCACTGATCCGTCAAGCGTATTGGCTTTGGCAATGTAAACTTTTTCAAGTTCCGGCAATTTAGCTTGGAGCGTGTTGAGCGTGTTTTGATAGCCATCAAGAATAGGCTTTTGCTGCGTGTACAAGTTGTTGTAGTTTTCAACAATACCGTTGTAGTTGGCCGCAGTCGAATTGACGTTATTTATGGTTGACTGCCGCAGGTCCTCAACCCGCATAACGGTCCCGTCAGGAAACCTAATGCCATGCTGATACCATCCTTTTGAACCATTTATTACCGCACCTTGAGACTTGGCCCAATTCCAAACTTTGTAGTCGTCAATTGAGTTGCCGCCCATTTGTTCAAATTTAGCATAAGCAGAGTCGTACTGGCCTTTTGCAGACTCAACCCTGTTGTACTCCGAGTTCAGTTGATTGGCGAGAGAGTTGTATTGCTCAGCGTACTGCTTTTGTTGCGCTTCGTTGTCACGGATTTGCTGCTCAGCAGACTTTACGGCATCCGCATCAGCCTTGAGTTTTGCGCTGTTGTCGCGTATTGCACTACCGATGTACGTGCCCGCAACATTACTGAATGACTCAAGAATTGACCTCTCAAAAGTCTCAGACCCAGAGCCCCCAAGTATGGCAGTTGCAGCAGCAGCTTTCGTTGCACGTTGAATGGCATCGCCAGCCGCACTTCCTGTTGGTTGGCTGAGCAGCGGAATGTCTTTGGTTATCTCGTAGATTGAAGAGTTGACGCCAGCAGCAAGGCCCGCCGTCAGGCCACCTTTAATCAGCGCATCTATAGGGTCTTGTCCTTGCAGCAGCGCACTTGTTCCGCTTGAGATTGCACCAGCAGCAGCGCCACCCAAAGCGTTGCCCATAATGACAGCGGTTTGGCCGCTTACGCCATTTGCAATTGCATTGAAAGCCACATCACTTGCAATAGAAGAAGCAATACCAGAACCAACTCCCGCCGTTACACCACCAAGAACGGCAGACTTTAAAATGTCGCTGGAACTCCCACCCTGAACGGCTGTCAACCCCCCGGCAAAAACAGCCGTGCCAATCGCAGCAGCAGCAACCGAGCTTACCGCGCTACCAACAATAGCGGCACCAATGGCACCACCCACCGCTGCGGTCACGCCGGTAGCAGCCAAACCACCAAGAATAATTGCTGCTGGCATTTAGAGCTCCACCACGAAAACATTCATCATTTGGCCCTGAACATTTGATTTGTACTGCTGGACCTTGAGGTCAACCATCTTCGCCAGCTTTGAAAATTTTGTGTCGGGGGTGTATGTGTACGCCACCTTGACGCCAATACCCTTGAGGTACTTTGCAAGGTTCAAAAAGTTCTGCGCCAAGTCACGCGGCTTTTTCTCGTCGCCAATCGTATGGACCTCAACAAGCTCCTTGCCGCGCACAAGAACCAAGAACAGGACGTTCCCAAGGTGGACGAGTTTTGCACTGTCTTCCTGCACGATGGCAGCCAGAGCGCCCATCAGCTTCTGAGCCTCTTCTTCTGTTTTGCTTGCCCCACGAGCGTACTCGGTTGCAATCCGCATGATCTCTTGCGCCTCTTTGGGGTCCATTTCTTCGGTCATGTCTTGTCCTTATGGGGCTATTGGGCGTGGGATGGGCAGTGGTGCAATGAAGTTTACAGACATCAGCCAACTTTCCAGTTGGTGCCATCTGAATATACGGGTACGGCCACCGCTCCGCCACCAACCACAGTAGCACCAAATGTCGGGGCCAGTGCGTTAGATACGAATGCCCGAGCCCCTGAGCCTGATACTGATGCGCTGGGCAAAGTTGCCACGGTGTAGTTGGTCGTAGCGGGAATGATGTCCGTGTTTGCAAGCTCAGCTAGGTTAGCTTGCAGCAAGTTAAAAAACAAGCGCAGCACTTTGCTGTATTGGTCTTGGTACGTTGGCGAGTACACGACTGGCGCAAACGGTAAGGCTGGCGGTGGGGAGACTTGAATCTTTGCCATGGTCAACGTGACCCGTCTGGGCGCAAATCGAGCCTCGGAGCCCCCAACTGCCACGCCACACCCAAGCCAGTGCTGGAGATTCGCATGGCCATCTGGCGAGCCCTGATGCGCGTGTAAACCTGCCCCGTGAACTGCTCCACCGGCAGATCGACCGTGCGCGTGACCGTAGCTGTATTGGTCAACCCTACGGAGGCTGGGTCGGTGTAGCCAGAGCCTGCGTTCTTCAAAGGCAACAGCGACATCACAATAGAAGGGTTGGCTGCGCTGGAGTTGCGGAACGTCACGTCAGGCAGCATCCTCCACACAAAGGAGAACTTGTGTCCATCGTCCAAGTCAAATTCAGCGGAAGTGATGAAAGACTCCATTGCCACGGGCGTACCGCTCATGTTGTCGTCGTTACCAACTTCATGGTTGACCAAGTTGTTTACATACGTTGCAGCGATAGGGCCAGCCTGCAAGCCGGAATCCAACCAAGCCGTACGGCCCATGTTGCCGTAGTACCAGATGTCCTCAAGGTAGTTGTAAATGGCGTAACGGTCCAGCACCACAGAGCCCTGTGAGCAGTAGAACCACCACACCTCGTTGAAACCCTCGTTCGTGCCGCACACCACCTGCTCCATTTGGGCTTGGTTGATGTCGCTGAAGATGTACTGCCGCAAGTCGCAGCGCAGCGTTTGAGTCCGACCGTCGTACTTGTAGAACTTGTCAGTCCCCATCCAATACGAAACACCAGAGGCCAAGCTTGCGGCCTTTTGCCCTGCAATAGAAGTGTTCTCTCCCACCAGCTTTGCTCCCCATCCTTCGGTTCCGCCGATGTATTGAAGGGAGTACACGGCTGCATCCGTCCACACCAAAAGCTCTTCTCGAGACTGCTGGATAGCCACAATCTCTGAGCCTTGGGACAATTGCAAACTGCCCGATTGGTTTGTCGGGGCTGGGGTCCAGTCCACCACGCTTTCCTGATCAGACCAGCGAATCAGCATGGGGTTAATAATGGCGGAGCCAACGTCATTACAGCCAAAACAAAACACGAACCGGCTGATGTCAGACACATAAACAATGTTAACTTTGGTGGGAACGTCTGATGCACCGCCCAACGTAGTCACGTTTACACCACGGTTTGCAGATACACCGGCTGAAGCATCCCAGTAATACAGACCGCCGCCGCGAGGTGCAAACACCAAGTCCTCACCGAAATTGCTCTGGCTCCAGATGCGAAGCGAATCGGTCGATGCGCTACCCACGCCCCAAGTGCCAGTACCCCAAGCGCCAGCGCCCCAGCCGGTCAGAGGAACGACCACCGCAGGGCCAATGTTCACTTGGTAGGCCGCAGTCACCGTACCGCCGCCAGTAGCCGTAGAGCTTGCGTTGCTGGATGCTGTGATGGTGTAGGTGGTTCCGCCAATGGCTGTAAGTTGAAACTCGCCATTCAGGGTTAAACCACCCACCGCAGTGGCTCCGCTGAAGGTTACAAAGTCCCCGTCAGAGTAGCCTCCCGCTGCGTCAGTTACCTCCACAATCGGAGAGCCGGAAGTGGTTTCAAACGGATTGGTCAATGTCTCTGTATCGCGCAGTGGCGTGATGTCATAGTAGCTGCCGCCTTGGTTCACGTAGAACTTTAAGTTCGTGCCAACGCCGATTAGTCTATTGCCACCCAAAGTCACCCAGTTGTTTAGGGAGCGACAGATTCCAAGGTAGTAACTGGTGGAAAACGGAGACCACCCGCCAAGCTTTTCAGCCGAGCCGGAACGGAAACGAATCTTGTCGCAGTCGTACCAACCCGCAGAATACGAGCCGTTTACACCTGTGGGACCGACGTTCTCGGACAGGTAGCGGGTGTTTTCGCGTGCCACACCGGGACGCACGAGTACGCGTTTTAAAGGCATGTTACAATCCTCCTATAGCGGGCTCAACAAGGAGAACACCATGTTTGTTTACATTTGGAAGGATGCCAAAAACATCCCTTTCTACGTTGGATTCACAAACTCCACGCGAAGAACCAACCCCCACAACAGCACCAAAAGGAACTGGCTTTGCGAGCAAAAACTCAAAGAGGTTGGTCGAGCGCATGTGGTTGTCGAGTTGCGGTTTGTAGATTCAATTATCACTGGTCAGGAGCTTGAGCGCAAACTGATACATGAGTATGGACGAATCCAGACAGGGACGGGACCTCTGACCAACCTTATGCCGGGCGGCGAGGGCGCAAACAAAATGCCCGAAGATGTTAAAGCGTTGCGGCGGCAAGCAATGCTCGATCCAAACAACCCAATACGAAGCCCGGAGGCGGTAAAGAAAAGAAACCTTGCAATTAAAACACGCATGAACTCTCCGGATGTCAAAGAGGCTATGCGCGGCGAATCAAATATTGCAAAATTGCCGGAAGCGCGGGCAAAGTTAAAAGCAGTCTGGCAAGACCCCGTATACAGAGCTGCGCGAATTGCCGAGCGAACAGGATCGCATCCAAACTTTTCGCAAGAAGTAAGAGTTGAGATGTCGGAGCGGCTTCGGTTAAATCCGGGCATGAAAGGTTGGGGTGAGCGTAACGGCAAAGACTCTGAATTTGACGCTAAACGAATTGCTGGCATCAAAGCCGCACAACCAAAGCGCCTTGCAAAAATGGCAGACCCTGCCGCTCTTGCAAAACGCAAAGCCAAACTTATAGCAACCATGAGTTCACCCGAGTACAAAGCAAGACGAGCCCAATGGGACACGCCGGAATACCGCGAAAAATTGGCGGCAGCAAAACGAGAGTATTGGGCAAAACGCAAATCCTCCACTTAACTTAGGAATAGCGCAATCTCTGCCTTGCGGCGGCGCACCAGACCCGGCAGGACTTTCCCACCAGCCTTGGACCAAGCCAAGAACGCCTCGGCTGCACCATCCCAGTCTTCCCGAAGAATCTTCTGGCGAATGGTGCTGCGCTGGAAGTTGCCGCTTCCTACATTAAAGGCCAGAGCGACACAAGCGTCAAACTTGCACTGATGCCCAGCCAGATTGGGAGCAAGTCGAAGAACACTGCGTTCAAAAGAAACGAGGTCATCTTTGAAAATCTCAACCAGTTCCTCTTTCGACCAGACCCGATTGTCTTCGGGCTTGAGTTGGTAGTCATCGCGGATCATCCCTGTGTAAACGCCAGTACGAACGTTGGGCAGGCGCAACTGATCGCCGTACATGGCGTGGCCCCACCCAACAGTCCAGATTTTTGCACTGCATTTGTATGGCTTGTTTCGGTAGCCCTCAAATTCGTGCATCAAGTGGATGCCTTTGTCCGAAGTTTTCACTTCTTGCTCCAGCCACGAGAGCCAAACCAAAAACCGATGATGCCGCCAAGCATCGCCATCTCATCGGCGCTGAAGATAATGTCGGCATAGCGCAGCACATCGTCTATGCTGGTAATCAAGCCGGGGTGCTGCCACAGGTAAAAGCACAGGAAGGTGTTGATGGCGACCAACTCAGCGACAAAGATGTAGGTCACTGTCGGGCGCACAGTGCCCACGTAGTTAGCCACCCATGTGGACGCCTTAGCCAGCACTGCCTTGTCGTGGTCCTGTGCGCCCTTGACCATCTCAGCTTCAGCCTCGGCCATCTGCGCTTGGGTCTGCATGGCGACCTGCTCAGTGCGGATTTCCTCGATCTTGGCCTGCGCTGCAAAACCAGCAGCGGCCATTTGCAACTCACGTTCGGTCTGCATCTGCGCCAGTGCCAGTTCGTGCTTTTGGTCAGCCTTGTTCTGAAAGTACTCCAGCAGCTTTGGCAAGCCGGAGATCAACAGACCCCCAAGGGTAGAGAGTAAGGACAGCATTATTTTTTACCCTTTTAGGTTAAAACTCAGATTAGGGTGGCGCGGGTACTGCACAACGCGCTCGCCCTCTGGACACTTGTACTTGATTGTTGCCAACAGAGTTGCTTTGCCGTCAGCAATTTTCTCTTTCTGCACCATCGTAAGCTGGTACGTAAAGGTGTCAATCTCTGGGCCTGCTGGGCCGCTAAACTTGCTGGCCGTGGTAGTCGCTGCGTGAATCATCCCCGCAGCATCTCGGATGCTGGGCGTAAAGCTTTCGACAGAGCAGTCGTCGCGCTTTTTGATCCGCGCAACGGTGACGTTAATAGGTTTGCCAGCATCCGCCGTGATCTTGAAGTTCTCAGGCGACCACTCAATAATTGCGCGGTCAAACCAACCAAACTTGTCGGCAAGCGTGTAACTTCCACCTAGTGCAGCAACACTAGCGGCAACGGCCCCAATTGCCTTGGTAAGGTCAACCATGATTACTCCTTATCGTAAATGCTTTACATACAAAATAATACCGTAAGTAATCAGCGCAAACAAAACGAATGCCGCTATGCCAATTACCAGATACTCAATAAGCTGCTCCCACTTATCTTGGCGCAGCTTTGCCTCTCTGGCGGCTTCTTCCTTGGCTTCCCTGCGCCTACGGGCAGCAGCGGCTTGGAACTTCTGCCAATCACCCCACATCCCCGGTCTTCCAGCGTAGACCATGCGCTCACGCAGTTCGACCTCTTGAGCGTTAAGCTGCTCCAGCGCCATGAATTCTTCTATGTCGCTGCCGCCACCCTTCTTGGTGGCTCTTTCTTGGATGATCGCCTTGTTGTCGAAGTAGTCGAACACCCGCGAGCCGAGCGCAGACAACTCTTTGCCGTTGGCTAGGGCTTGCTTGATCACGGAAAACGCCGCGTTCGCGGCCATCAACTCAACAATCACAGCAGCACCTCAACAAACACCTTGGCGCACCAGACCACCAGCCCACAAAGAAGGGCCGCAGCGATGAAGCTAACGGCCCAGTCTTTCATTTGAGTTTCACGTTTTGCCAGACGATGCCAGCAGCGGCTACAAGACCACCGATCCACAGGATAGGCTTGGCGAGCTTACCGAACCACTCCAGCACCGTGAAAGCGCCTTGAGCAGCCTCAAACGCCTTGACCACGCCTTCCGTATTTTGCTCAATGCGGTCTACTTTGGTTTCGACAGCAAGCAAGCGGTCGTAGATTTCACGGTGGGAGATGTCGGGGATCATGTGCTAGTCCTTACCACGGAGTTCCAGTGGCTGTCACAGGGTTCTTCTGCAACTCAATGTTTTGAGCCAGAGCAGCTTCGGTAGCGTCTTTGTCCACGCCAGATGCCCAGCACCAATCAAGCACTTCTTGCATGGTCACATCAGCGTAGGGCACGGTAGGACTGCCATAAAACCAAGAGCAGGTTGAGTAGATGGAGGCTGTGTAGTCTCCGTCAACAGCGTTGCACTGCCAATGTGCGGTCAGAATGAAGCCTGTTGCCACATCGTAGTTTGTGGTTGTGATTGTCCAGTTAAATTGAATTGCCATGATTAGGCTCCTTTCAGTTGGTAAGATGCAAATGCGCCATAAAATTTATTTTGCGCTTCTAAAGAAACAAGTTCAGCAAACTCTAAATCATCATATGATCCAATATGAGTTCTTTTTTTATTGACAGTAACACAAACTTTGTATTTGCCCGTTGGTTTGTGGTAAGAAACATTTTTAACTCCCGTGCAACTGTCTTTGCGTATTTTTTTGTTGATTGCATTTTCTGACTTTGTTGCGTTTCTTAAATTTTCAATTGAGTTGTTTTGTATATTTCCGTCAATGTGATCAATTATTTTTGGCAAGTACCCTTTGTGCATTAAAAACACAATTTGGTGAACCATAAACCTTTGGTCTTTATACCTTGATCGTAAATAAGGCTGTTTTGCACCATTAGTACCGCCGACTTTACTTCCAATTTGCATACACATTGCAGGTCTAATTTTCCAAAACAAATCGCCATCCTTGTACTCAAACAAGCGGTGGGCTTCTTCTTGTGTCAAGTTCATGATGAGTCCTTTCGGGGGTTAAATGTTTGCTGCTGCAAGGCGAGCACGGAGGGATTGAATTTCAGCAATCAGGTTGGCGATTAGTTCGGAGTTGGAGTAATCCATGCCTTGCATCTGTTCGCCGTCTTTTTCGCCTGTTGCCACAAGAGTGCGTGAGGATTCTTGAACTTCGTGAGCAATCAAGCCAACAAACGTGGAACCGTCAGCCTTCCAAGTGCCTTCAACAGGGTTCAGGCTGTCGATGTACGCGCCAGAAGTGGTGATCGGGCCCGTGATGTTTTTCAGGCGGTAGTCGGAGGATGTGTTGTAGGAAGTTGCTGAAGTTGTTACGGATATAGAGCCGGGATTTGATGTGTCTCTATAAAAATCAATAATGGCTCCATCTGTTGACTTTCTGTTAAACAAAGCAGCAGTAGCACTTGTTGCAACAGAATTTACTCCACCAGTGGCCGTAATAAATGTGCCATTAACATTGTAATTAGCTGACGTTTGACCAATTAGCAAGTCACCAGCAGCCGTCAAAGACATCGCCTGAGTGAAGCTAATAGCGTCACCTGCTGTGCCGGAGGGGGCGTTGTACCAAGCGTGTGTACCAGCAGATACGTTGTATCTTGCAGCGCCAGCAGAGACAATGTAACTAAACGAGTTTCCGCCCGATTCATAGGCGTTGTTCATAAAATTGGCAGTGCCGTTAGCTTGCTGACCAACCGATGAGGTGCTTAAAAATTGCAGGTATCGACCGCCGCCAATGGCACTAGGAGTAACCCCCAAGCCGAGGTTGCCGGAGGTGTCGAGAGTAGCTTTAACCGTATTGGCTGTTGTAAAAGTTAACGGAACACCGTTGGGTGATCCAATGTTTGCCGCTGAACCACTGACCTGCAAATACAAATTGACACCACCAGAGTCCGAAGTGGTGATGAAGTTTGATACCGTGCCAGAGCCACTTGTGTGCAATTTTGCCAGAGGCGAAGTCGTCCCAATACCGAGGTTGCCGGAAGCATCCAAGGTCATTGCTTGGGTGAAGCTAATAGCGTCACCTGCTGTGCCGGAGGGGGCTACATACCATCGGTGAGCGCCGTTTTGCTCATACGATGATGCAACGTCACCAGTGTTTTTGTAAACATAACCAGAACCGCTGGTATTACCTGATGTGTTAAAGGCGTTCCAACTAAGAATTAAGTCACCAGAGCCAGCAGGACGCTGTGCAAATGCCACATAGCCTGCAATCTGCATTGCTTTGTATCCACTACCCCAAGCACTCGGAGTAACCCCCAAGCCGAGGTTGCCACCAGCCGGGTTCAAAACTATGTTGTAGGAAGTAGCGGCATCGTTCCGCATAGCTTGAAGCCATGAGTCGCCATTGCTGCCGTTTACGCCTCCATAAAGTCCGTACAACCCATTGGTGGATGATAAAAACAAACCACCAGAGCCTGTGCCGAGCGTAGGCAGTCCCGCAGTTTCACTTGCTACCGTTAATTTTCTGGTAGGCAAACTCGTCCCAATACCGAGGTTGCCGGAGGAGTCGAGGGTGGCTCTCTTTGAGTTGTTCGTAAAAAATTCCAGCGGATAAGCTCCCGATGAAAAAATCACAGACGAATAAGGAGTTGCGCCAAAAGATGTCCCGACAGAGTTCTCTCGTCCGACATAAAGATTGCCACCAGTGTTAATTAAGTTTGCAAATACAGAGTTTGTTCCTGTGGTGGATGTCAGCTTAAATTGCGCGTTTGCATCCTGCACATCCAGTTTTGCCCCCGGAGAACTCGTCCCAATACCCAGACCTGTGCTGGTCAGGCGCATACCTTCTGTGACACCACCTCCAGCGCCGAATGCAATAAAACTTTCAGAAGCAAGGGCCAATGCAGCATTACTATATAAAAATTGCCTGTTTGGGCTCAAAACACCATAAGGTGTATATCCTGTTCCAATGGTTCCAAAAGTGGCAACTGTTGTTCCATTTGAACTTTGGAAACCAGCCCATGCGCTAGTTCCTGAATTGCTATTGGTCACCTGCATCAATGGAGTTTCAGAATTTGAATTCCGAGAGTTTTGAAGCGTTGTTCCATCAAACGTTAGCGCAGACCCAGAGGTCAGGACTTTGCTGCCGTTGAGGTAGGCCACTCCGTTGGCTGTGCCGCCTGAGAGGGTGACATCGCCAGAGGCAGCCAGCGTAGTGAATGCGCCTGTGGTGGCTGTTGTAGCGCCCACAGTGCCGTTGATGTTGATGGAGGCTGTGCCTGTCAGGTTTGTCACCACACCCGATGCAGGTGTGCCCAAAGCAGGAGTCACCAAGGTGGGGGAGGTGGCAAACACTGCGGAGCCTGTGCCTGTTTCGTCCGTCAAAGCACCAGCCAAGTTAGCCGAGCTAAACGAGCCAAGCAGGGTAGCGTTGCCTGTTGAGGTGACAGCGCCCGTCAGGTTGGCGTTGGTGGTCACGTTACCCGCAGTCAAACCCGCAGCAGTGCCTGTGATGTTTGTACCCACCAGCGCAGAGGGTGTACCTAGAGCAGGAGTGACCAGCGTTGGGGAGGTAGACAGCACCATGCTTCCCGTGCCGGTCACTGAGTTACTGAGGGTCACGCCGCCGTAGGTCAAAGCACCGGATGTTGTAATTGCTCCAACACCCAATGTGCCTACACCTGCCATGTTGCCGGTGGAGTCTGCAATGGTCACTACGCTGTTCTGAATCAGCTTTCCGGTCGTGCCGTCAAATCGTGCGACTGCGTTGTCTGTTGAGGTGGCAGGGCCATCCACGTTTCCAGATGCGACCTCTACGAAATCAACGCCGTTCCACACAACCAAGGACTGAGTTCCAGCCAGAACCGTTACGCCTGTTGTAGGGCCAGCCCCCCGGATCACAATGGATTGTGTGCTGCTGGTCTTGTTGATTACAAAGTAAGCTTTGCTTTGCGCTGGAGCCGTGATGTTGCGGGTTACAGTGCCTCCGGCAGTCCACAGCAAAATAGCCTGACGCGCTTCGTTAGCCACGCCCGTGCTGGTGGTCAGCGTTACATCGGCATCAGAACTCAGTGTGGTTGTGCCAGATATGGCGGTGTCAAGTAGAGAGGTGATTGCGGTGTTAACCGTGTCGCCCCACGA